TCCAGTTTCTAGTAATAAAAATTTAGATAAAGGTAATGTAGCAGTCATAGCTTCTATTGAGTACTTTAACTCCGGTAAGCTATATACAGTATAGTCCTGTATCACCCAATTGGAATGTGCTTTTATTATCCTATGCTCATCATTTACTATATAATGAATGGTATAGACACCATCATCATAGGTAACTGAAACAAATACGGCACTTTCAGAGGATACGGCTGAAACAGCTACATCTCCAGCTCTAGGAGGAATTAATCTATTACCCCCCAATGGTGTAAATGCAGCTCTAAGTTCTGGAGGCGCGCTATTACCGTTAATAGCCTTTAATACGGTAAAATTATATACATGAGTTCTGGATATATTAGAGACAATGTTGTTATTGATATATATAGTATTTACTCCTCCATAACTCGTATATATTACCACTTTTCTGCCTGTTCTTAGTTCTGCCCCAGAGAATATTACCACTCCTTTGATAGAACCATAAGCTACGTTAGCTACCATATCCCCTATAGAAGGAAACTTAGGCACACCTTCAAATCCACCAGATATAGGCACAAAAGCATCATTAACAGTATCTCCAAAAGATAGTGCATCAAATAAGGAGATATCATATACTACCTTAGGGCCACTATATTCTTCTACAAACTTCTTAACAGCTTTCTGGCTCATTACTTTATCTTCAGATTCCCCACTAGACTGAACTATGTCTAATTCAGATAACATTTGGACCCAATTATCAAGGTTAACCCAAGAACTACTATCTACAGATACACCATTATATTGTATAGTTACCCACTTATTCGGAGTTAAATCCTTAGATAAAAATGTTCCTACAAATCCAATCCTTCTATCATATAAGGGAACTGTACTTATAGCCTCTTTAAGAGAGTATGCAATGGTAGAATAATTGGCAGAATAATTGGCAGAAATATTTATTGGAAGATTACGAGCTAACAGCTGATCCAATGTCTTATTCTGGCTATTATAAACTGATTGTGTACTTGTTACAGGATAAACTTCTTCATCTCGGGTTCCTCCAACCAGTTCTTTATCTTTTAATTTTCTAATCACTCCCATAATCTTAAAAATCTTCTCCTAATTTACTAATATAAACCTCGTAAGCAATTCCTTCACTTGTTTTTATGAAGGTAAATTGTATTAATTTGTTCCCACTACCTGTCAGACTCAATGGACCACTTGGAAATATGCTGATATTAGCTCCAGCTGTAAGATTTACAGTCTTAACATCAGGTTTACAAGCTAAATAAGTTACTCCTGACACTGCACTACTTTTTTCTCTACCATCTGTATTGACAGTCACATTTAATGTTTCAGTAGCTGCAGAACACCATACTGTTTGATTAGGGTAGATAACAACACTAGAACTATCAGTGTCTCCATACCTAGTTGAGGAAACAATAGACTGTATATCTGTCAAATCTATAGTAACTGTACTTCCTCCATTCATAGCTGCTATTATAGCAGCATTATCAGAGAAGCTCACATTAGACCCAAATAAAAAGGTTACCCATTGTTCTTCTGGAAAATACTTAATTACTGAAACAGTATTACTATCTGCTGCTTTAGATACGTTGTATATGTTTCCATAGCCGTCTGTAAACTGTCTTACAGTTCCTTCCCCACAATTACCCCATAACCTTTGGAGTATCTCTGTTAAAGTATCTGTGTCTTCTAATTGACCATATTTTGCTGAACTAATTAAATCCGAGTCAATATATAATGGAAATTGATGATTATCATCAAAATCAATTTCATTTGAAATGGATTCCCCAGTTAATGCCTTATACTGACCAACAGTGTATCCAGCAACAAATTTCCATCTCATTAAGGATTCTTCAGTACTGAAACAAACTACGGTCATATCAGTAGTCTGCTCATCATTGTTCAAATCTGCATCTCCATATATAGACAGCAACCAAAGACCACTAGACGGACCTACTAATATTCTATAGTAATTATCTACATCCTCTCCTGGGTTATCAGTCTCCTTCATCATATCCTTCCATACTCCATTTATATTGAATTTAAGTACAGGTTTTCTATCATTAGTAGTTATCCATCCAACTCTTGGATCATTTGGAGCAGACTCTGAAATAATTATGTCCTTGACTCTTATCATTTTATTCATTTATTAGAGTTAGTATTTTTATTCTTCTTTAAAGACTTTTCTTTTATTCTTACATCATCTGAATGCTTCTCTCTCTCAAAGGAAAGTTTCCCCTTTTCTAATCTCATTTTCTCATCGAACCCCCTAATTTTTTCTCTTAAATTAGCTCTATCTTCATCAGTCTCAGGTTCACTTATTCCATCTTCCTTACTATTAGCCTGTATCTGAGCTACAATGATTTTAGTTTCATTATCTCTTATATTAGCTTGCTCTTTCTGCTGCATCTCAGCTAATCTTTGTTCATTCTCTAACTGAACTATTTGCTGCTGTGCTTGCATTTGTTGCTGTTGAGCTTGGGCATTTCTTGCTTGTATAGCTTGCTCATCTTTCTCTACTAATCTCTGCTTTTCAGCTAAAGAACTAGAGTCATATAATCTCATAATTGTAGAGAATGACAATGTTTGATTCTGTAAAGCAGCTTGTGCTAGCATATCTAGTTTCTGTGCTAATTCTTGAGTACCTTGGCTATTGTCAACAACTAAACCATAGTCAGCTTCTGCGAATTCATCTCCATCTATATCCATAATCCTCATAGAATTATCTGATAAAATATATTGGAACTTTTTACTTCTACCCTTAAAAGCTATTTTAGCCGTTTCCAGAAAGCACTCTAATACCCGTCTCTTTACATCATCATGTATAACAAATAACCATTCAGTTATATGGGAAGACTGTAAAGTAGCTCTCTCAACTCCTCCTACTGTTTCCCTATTACTTATTTGTCCTTCTCTTTGTCTAGTAATTCCAACCACTTCAGACATTTCCATTTTAATAAATTCAAGAAGGTTAATCTGTGATTGAATAGAATTCCCAAACTCAGCATCTATTACTCCAGAAGAGGAATTATTAAGAGCTCCTGCAAGTTTTCCACTAGCTGCTCCTATATTACCTTCTTTGAAGCTATCTTCAACTGCTATACCATTAACTTTGGCATAATACATCCATTTTTCTATATCCCATTTCTTCGGAATTTTGGCGAGATCTAATCTTAATAGTTTTCCCCAGTTTCTAGCCATTATCTTATTTAGTCTATCATGAATAACATCATAGAAATAATTATATCTCTTCATCATATCAACTAAAGAAAATGGCCTACTATCATTAAGATTATATATACTTCCTATAATACCGAAATGACATCTAGATGGATTAGACAATCTGTTATATTGTACTACTCTTGGTCTCATATTTACATAAATATCAGTTCCTATCTTAGTACCTTCCCAGGCTTCATTTATGTAAAATATTTGTTCCTCCTCTCCATTATCCTTATCTATAACATAGGTTTCAGGAAAGAAATTATAAACCTCTTCTCCAGTCTCTGGATCATAGGATTTAACCTTTTTTATCCTCCTTCTGGATTTCCAGTACATCCTTAGCACTCTAATATTACCAGCTAGATCATAAGGAAGTAAAGAATTTGAAATAGAATCTGAAAATAGATTAAAGGGATCAAAATAGAACCCATCTGTACTTATCTCTTCTCCTACCATATGGTTATTTACATATCCAAATCTTTCATCTATATTATCCATTGAGTCAATAGATGCTTGACCAATATGGTCAGGGATATTCTCTATATATTCAATATCTTTTTTACTTAAGACATCATGATATGTATCTATAACTCTACCAGGGCTCCAATAATCCTCTATTATAATCATATCGGCATCTTCTATTTTATTAGAATAACCTGATTTGAATACTCTAACCTTTAAAGGATTAAGTCTTTCTATTATAGGTTCTCCCCCAACAATATCACATTGATACATCTCTTCACCTACAGTAACTGCATCCATGAAGCCATTATTAAACAATAATGGGATATTATATTCTTTAACATAATGATTAAGAACAGCATTCCCTCTTATCTCTCTCATGTCTTGCCACTCATAGGTATAATAATCATTTAGTTTCTCGAGTTCTTGGTTGAATTCTTCTTCAGATCTAGATGTATCAGCTATTAGTTTTTGTAGGTTCTGTAATAGCTCTTCCTTTTTATTATTCTCTATTTCAGAGATAGCATTTGGATTAGTTACAACTACTCTATAATCAAAAATTCTTCTGGATTCTTCACCTCTTAATACATTTAATTTGCTATTCATAATAGGGTAATGCTGAATCCTATCTGGAACAAATCCAGCCTTTATATTATCAGGATTCAACACCAACTCTATATCTGACATATGGAGTTTCCCATTCAAAAGATCGTAGTTAATCTTTTTATGAATCACAGATTTTCTTACAAGACTATAATTGAAGAAAGTTTTAGAGTCAGCCCAATCAAGATGTGCCTTTCTCCACTTCTTATTCTTCTTGGAGAACGGTAATTGCTGTGGAGGTAAATTTATTAATTCAGACATATTTGATTCATTTTATTCTTTACAAAGTTACGTGAAACTGCTTTCTAAAACAATAATATAAATAGTTTATTAATTCCTAACATTCTTTTTAGCTAAATTTACTACCAAATCTAAGATCATAGTTATTTCTAAAGTAGGGATCATTACTTAAATCATCCTCATCATATTTTTCTCTAGACTCAGCATTCATATTATCACCATATCTTATAATATATTCTTGTCTATATATCATAACCATTCCCATAGCTCTTATTCTATCTACATTGATTTCAGGATTAAATTGTATAGCCTCTTCTATTAAAGCTCTTGTTTTTAAAGTATGTATTACAGGAACACTTACTTGATCATAAGTTCCATCTTCTTTTTCTATTGATATCTGAACTAATTTATTAAACCAATCTCTTAATAAAGAATTAGCATAATTATTAATAGCAGAACTGGCATTTACTCCATATGCATTAGATCCAACATTACTGTACTTTATAAGTTGTTTGTCTCTAAGATACTCTGGAGTTTCAGCTAAAAGATGAACACTTCTTTTAACTTTAAAATATGCATATATTCCTTTCTTATTACTCTCATACAAACATCTTGCATTATAGAACAAACATAATAATCTTGTTATCTCAAAATTATCATCAGCAAAAGGATTTCTTCCAGTAAACTCAGCTACTATGGTATCAGTAAATAAATCGAATACAAAGCATGAGTATAATGAAGAGGATTCAGCTACATCATTATCAACAGGGTCTACTCCTATAATATACCTGTTATTGAATACTTTACCAGATTTGTCCTTTTCAGGCATAGCATATATCTCCAATGCTCCCTTAGTATCATTATCAACTGGATAACTCCGTATAGGAGTACTATCAGTTGGTCTGAATTTTACTTCTCCTTCTCCATCAATATATAATTCCCCAACATATATATCATTATATAGGCTAGGATTTTTATCCAATTGAGAAGCTCTCTCATTAAGAGCTTGTACATTAAAATAAGCATCTTTTACCTTTATAATAGCTTCTGCAGGAGTAATAGGATCTTCTGCTATTACTCTTAATACTGAAGTTGGATCAGCTCCATATTTTGCTTTATATCTATTATTCAATATTTGTAATAGGGCCATTACTACATCCGATATTCCATCTTCATTAAAGCATCCTGCTCTATTTAAGTAAGCTGGAAAGAAATATGCGAAGTAATCTTTTCCTTGACCTTTCTTATCATATACATTTTTTACTTCTTTTATATTATAAGAACTGGGGGCATATAATAAAGTTTTAGCAGACTGGAAATTAGATTCTTTATTGTTGGCTGTACCCACAAGATACATTAGAGAGAAAGTAAAATCACCATCTTCTACTGATTTTCTAGTAACATCGTAAAGCTCCAGTAGTCCACTAAAGTTACCAAACTCTTCAAATAATATCCAACCTCTCTTTCCTCTTAACTTATCGGAGTCATCTTTAGCAGATACCCCCATAACCATATTTAGTGACCCTTGAAGTTTCCCATACTCATCCTTATATCCCATTTGCCAGGTCATCTCATTAGATGACTGTTTAATCATTAGTCTAGGAAATGGAGTGTATTTTGACAAGTGAGATAAAGTAGGAACAAACTTACTTAAAGTTCCATCCTTATCATCTCTAAGATACTCCTTTTGGTATGCTGTGAGAACTGTAATATTTCTTCTTTGAGTTTCCCCAGACTCCCCTATTATCAAATTTTTTGACATTATAGATGCCAATGAGTAACTTTTACTACAACCTCTCTTAGCAAGCTCTGCAGCATGATGGCCTTCTTCTCTGGCGTCATTAAGGTATAGATACCGTAGCCAAATTCCTTCAAAGAATAGCCCGAATCCCTCCTTTCTTATAGCTTTCTTTTTGCCCTTCTGATATTCATTTATCATCATTGGACAATAATTGAGGAACCAATATAAATATCCTGGAATCCACATTCCATCAGATTCTCTTAAGAGACCATTATAGCATCTATCTATTTCTCTATCCCAGAATCTTCTATACTCACTATTAGGATTAGGATTAGGTATAAGTTTTGTATATACCCCTTCTTTTAGAAAATACAATGCAGATTGCCTGAAATAATCTGCATCTTTATATATTGGTGGGTTAGTTATATCTATAATAGCTCTATTATACTTATCTCTGGGTAAATCTTCTATTTTTGGTCTAGAAGAAGAAATAAGATTCTGAATAAAAGGAACTGTAGAAATGAAGTCCATAAATTGCTCTACCACTTCATCTGGATATTTAGATAAAAGTTCTCTGGTTATAGGAGTTTGATATTCATTAGTTTGTATTAATACTTCTTCATCCATAATAAAATATGCTACAGTGTAAGATCTTCATACATGGATTTTTCTACACTACCTCTTACTCTATCATTTGAAGCAATTTCCTTAGTAATTGCCTTTTCAGCTTCATCCAAATCTTTTACTAGAGAAGGTATTTGCTTTATTATACTTCCTACATCTTTTGTTTCTTTCACATCCAGATCAGCCATAGTAGCTGTTAAAGCTCTTAACTTGCTTCTGTATCCATTAATCATAGCTCTAGTATCATCTAATAACAGAGCTGATATCGGTTTGAATTTAGCATAATAATCTATAGCTTCTTGTAAATCTTTATCTATCTTCCAAGTGTCAGAAACTCCTATACCTTCTAATATCTTTTTATGTCTCTCCTCTTCATCAGTATATATTTGAAAATCAGATCTAGGATCTACAAAAAAATATATATACCCTAACTCCTGTAAAAATTTACTTTTATCTTTGGTTTTATCTCTCTGATGAAGCTTCTTAAAGACTTTTATGGTAAGTAACTCCGGTTCAAATGTCAATTTAAATCCTTCATATTTTAATAACCTCATAGACTTCCTCCCTTATAATTACCATTTACTATTTGATTGTAATCCTCAGTTCTTATAAATCTAAAAAGAGCTTCTAATAAAGAATTACATAATCTCTTATTTATTCCCTCTTCTTGATCTTTCAGAACTTTTTCTGTAAGAGAAACTATGACAATTTTATATTTAGAATCATTGTCAATGAGCCACACTATCCATTCATACTTCTTATATGATTTAAATGTCGAATTAGGCTCTACAATTCTTTGCAAAACCAGATGGCTGTTAACAGAGATCCCTTGTTCATTTCTTTCTAGACGTATGTACCTATTCAAAGACTCTATAATATCTTCTATACTCATAAATAAAGAAAATTAAAGAAAAAAAAAATAAAAGAAAGGCCAGCCAACTAACTGACTGGCCTTCCTGAATTTAGGAAAGAATTTTCTTTTTCCTAGGTATGATTATATTTGAAGGAGCCACATCTGGAATTTCCTCATAATCTTCAATTACAAAATCAATGTCTCTGTCTTGAAGTAGTAAACATTGCTTATTATCCAGTTCGATTATGTCAAAATTGAAGGTTACAACTGGATTATCAGCAACGATACCATCTTTTAATGATCCTTCCTTATGTTTCTTAACCGCAAATCTAGAAGGATTTATACATACAATATCCCCTACATTAATTCCTCTTACTGAGTCTCCTATGGCAAGTACTGTCTGATACTCTTTTAGAGTTCCTTTTTGTCTACTTGTATCTATTAGGCCAGCAGAAGTTTTTATATCATCCTCATACTTATTCATGGTGGTTACTAATGCAGTGAACATGGGACGTATCTTTTTTACTTTAATCATATTTGTCTTCCTTTCTTAATTTCTTTATATATTCGAATCTCTTTTTCATCCTGGTCATTCTATCAAATGTGCAAGATAGTTTCCCTAGGCTTGGAATATTAAAATTAGTTCTTAATTTAGAGAACTCCTCTTCACTTAGATTATCCTTTAATGGTAAGGATTGAATAGTTTGCCTTATGAACTCCCAATAAGATTTATAGGCTAGTTTTACTACTTCAATTGGGATACCTAAATCTGCAGCAACTTTATTCAAAATGTCTTCATATCTCATTTTAATTCAAAGTATAACAATAAATGAAAAGTATTGCATCCTTCCTCTATATTAGGTATGAATCTAGGATTTATTCTACCATTTATTATTACTTCATTCTTCCTTAGCTTGCCCATAATTACTTGAAAGTGAGGAAGAGTTATATTACACTCTTCTCTTACTTTTCTTTTGGTATCTTCACTCATAGTAACTTTATCAAGTATGTCATTATCTTTGATAACCTTACTGAGTTCATATCTATGTTTTACAAAACATGCAATAACATCTATTTCTCTGTCTGTCAAATTATGGAAAGGTCTAAGAAACTTAAACCAATATTCGAAAAATTTACCATCTAGTGAAGTAGGAATTCTAATAACATTATTAGCTTTCCTATTCATATATTTAATTTTCGGATTGGTCTGAATCTTCTTTAGGTTCATCTTCAGGGTCAGGAAGAGTCATTAAAGACTCTATTTCTGAAGTACATTTAGAAATGAATTCTGCATTAAATGCATGAGCATTTTCAATTACCTTAAAGAGATAATCTAATCTTTTGAACATATTCTCTAGATTAGATTCTTGAAGTTTTGCATACAATTGTCTAACTTGCTCACTCAATTGATGTGCTACATTCTCTAACTGCTCATAACTCATTTTTGCATTCTCTTTTACTGCTGTATCTTTTACATTCTCTTCCATTATACTATTTATATTAAATGTTTCCCGTATTTCTCTTTATATAATTCTCTCCATTTATCTATATTTGTTACTAAGACAGATGTGCTTCCACATTCATCACAATAGTCAAGTTCTGGATCATCATCATCTATCTTCATGATATTTAAAGATAGACAGTTTCTACAATAGGCTACTGGAATCTTCTCATAGTCTTCTTTACTGAGCTTCTCTTTTGTAGTATTTAATAAGTTGTCCATAAATATTCTTCTTGTATTCATTCACACTTCTACTATGAGCTTTTTTCTTTTTACTAGTATTAGCTCTATTATTGAAAGGTCTTCTTGGAATGAGAAATCCTTCTCCAGTTACATGATTTCTTTTAATAGCTCTCCTCACAGATTTATATCTTCCTACAGCTTCAAAAGTTTTCAATCCACTGTTATCTTTTATGTACTTCTCAAACTCTTCTTGAGGCATTAGTTCTCTTTCTACTACTTCCTGCTTCTCCATATTAGCTTTCTTTTAAATTGGGATATGTCTATAATAAATAAGATATATCTGGTCTTTGTCTTTCATTATTGAAACTATATCTTCTTTAGATATAGAATTATTGTTAGCAAAGTTAATAACTTCTCTCACTGTATTCCCAATGAATACACTCATTACATTTCTCACTTCCATTGCCTTAGTAAACTAATAAAAACTTAGAGCTCCCTAAAGGATTCAAACCTTTATTCTCAGAGTACAAAACTGATTTCCTAGTCGTTAGAAGAAGGGAGCAACACATTAATAAGGTCTAATATCACATAAACCAAACAAGTACTTATACTTATTAATATTTTGGATAAAAGTCTCACATTCAGATGTTATACCTTTATACACAGTTTCTTGGGGAATTTTATCATAAAATGATAAAGTATCTATTTTTACCTCTTCTATGAAGTCCATAGCATTCAATGTATCACTTGGTATTCCCTTTATCACATTAGGTTGCATCTTTCCTAGAATTCCCATATAACCTTCAGCCAATCCATCTTGATAATCTCCTAAAATATCTAGGAACTCATCCAGATATACATGAATGTTTTTCTTGGGAGCAGCCCAATGAAGGTTTTTACATTTAGTTTTCCATCCTTCCAATTTATTCAAGAAGGAGATAAATAAATCCTGAGTACTGTTTACTTCTCCTTTTCTTGAGGAATCTAAAGGAGTTAATAGTATATCTTCATACATAATAGTTATATCATTTATGTGTCTACAAAGGTAGACATATTTATTTAAATATACAAATAATTTCTTGTTATTTTATGTTAAAAATATAGGAAAGATAATATAGCATAAGCTATTTTCGCCCATATACTCTGATCTTTATTAAGATCAACAGTTCCTGTTCTATCTCTCTTTATATGCAAATTATAAAGGAGATTATGAGCTCTCCATTCATTTATCATTCCAATAATACCTCTATGATGTATTGCATAAAATTCTTTACTAGATTCTCTTATCTTATCTAAGATATCCATCATATCGTTCACTGATTTTATCTTATAAGAATCTATAATTGATGTATTGTTTACAGTCAAATTAACTTTAACTATATTTCCATTACACTCGATAATTAATTTTTTCATAAGTTTTCTTATCCTTTCTTTATCTCATTCAATATATCGACTAATCCTAATTCTGCTGTTATAGTTCCAGCTATATCCACTAAATAATTTCTTAAGAACTCTTTTCCCCAGATGGCATTTTACTTTCTATCCTTAGTAATAGATCATAAATAGTCACTTGAATTTTATTAAGGATCTCTTGGTTCTTTATTATCTCATCTAATTTTTCTTGTATTTTATACATTATAATTGATTATGAATTTTATACAAAATCGAACAAGTTTATTCCTGGTTTTACCTTTAAATAATTTTCTTTATTCTTTCTTCTGGAGTACAATTTCGGAAGTACCTTCTCATACCATTTAGAATCTTTCATTGAAGAAGCTATCCATAAGTGTATATCTGAATCCACTATATCTGAATCAAATTTATAGAGCTGCTTACCATCTTTTATCCTATATCCTCCGAAGAATCTAATTTTAGGATAATTTTTCTCCAAATATTTACATAGCTGTATAAATCCTTCATTATCTTCTATGTAAGATACTTTCCCTAGATTTAATCTAATATATACGTTTTCCTTTTGTAGGAGATCAAGTATACCAAATAATGTATAATTAGATTTATATCTAAATCTCTTATTGGAAAATTCCCACTTTAATGTCTTTTGATTAAAGCTTATTACTAAATCAAAACAGGATATTTTAATTCCGTTAATATAGGTCTCCAATTGTTCGAAAATATTCTTGGATTGGGTTCTAGAGAATAGAGAGTGCCATAGTTTGGATAGCATGCCTGATGAAGGTAAATATGATCTGCTATCATTACTTCCTACAATGATTTCTTTCATGTTACTTTTCCTTTATTTTATATTTTACTTTATTTCTTTTAGGGTATAGTTATCCCTTATGGATTTGTTAATTTTTTTTAAATCCATTAGAGGATATATTACTATATCCCCTTATCTTAGAATTTCATAGTGGGCGGTTTACCCCAAGAGCCTTTTACCCTCAACCTTTTCTCATCTACATTGGTAGGCTACCACTCCTTATAACTAAGACAGTTTTTGTATAGGGGTTACCTCATTCCTATTTGGAACTACTACCCTATTCATCTCCAAAGCCTGTACATCAACTTTATGGTATGAATCTCTGGAGAGATAAGAACTGTAGATATTCTCAACAGGTACAAATGTAAGCAAAATAAATAATATATGCAAATTATTTAGTGAGATTTTATTTCGGTGCTATGAAAAATTTATTTTTTATTTTTTTTTTTATTTTTTTTTCTTGGCTTGTTTTATATGAGAGAGATGTACACCAACCACACCTCCCCCATCACTTAGCCAGTGGGGATATTCCCCCGGTATTAACTTATTATCTAACAATTAAATTATTACCATTATGGAAAAGAATCTTGTATTCAATGCAACTTTAACTGTTGAGCAATTTAAGGACAAAATGCATGTTTCACGCATTGATGTTAAGAGGAATCCTAAGACAGACAAACTCTTCTTTACATTTGGAAGTAGTACTGGAGCTGTAGCATCAAAAGGAATTCCCACAAATCCTATGCTCAGCAATGTCACTACTCCTGACGGAGATAGCTTCTGGCTTCTACATGAAGAGGGTAATGGTGGAGCACCTATTTTGGTCAGCTTCTAATAAAATAAAAAAAGGTACTATGTACCTTTTTTTTTATTCCTCTGAACATTAATAGTGTTAAATTCTTTTAAATATTAATAGTGTTAAATTCTTTAAACATTTAAACATTAATAGTGCTAAATCCTTGAGTATCAATAATATTCAGAGTAAAATAAGAATATTCAGTAGATTATATTATAAGTATTATCTATAAAATATAACTAAATTTACTGAATACAATACAAACTAAAACCTTCTGGAACATATACCATAGGTTCTCATATAATGAGAAATTTAATGTATATGTATATACTTTTATAAGATTTTATGATAATTAAAACATAAATTATCACCTAATAACATAGAAAAAACTCAATAACTTTCCAAGACATTGAGGACACCAGTTTCTTACCACTTGCTAAATATAATTGTATTTAAAACTATTATAGGGACGTTCCTTGGGAGGATAATTATATGATAGAGGAAGTAATAGGGTAAGTTTTAGGTGTAAAATGCAGATAACCAACTAATAAACAATCAAGATCATGCCAAGAACTAAATTTAGAAAATCGAGAATATGTAGTTCAGACAACTACATACTTTCAAGGAAGATATATAAAAATTATCTTCTAGAACATCATACCAAAAATATAAAGATAATTGAAAGTTATACAGAAATAAAATGTGCTTACATTAAATGTTTTGGTAAATTAATTCCAATAACAGAACAAGAGGCACATTTAATACAAAGCACAGTAACTATAATATGGAAATAACTATGGAAGAGCCTTATTATACAATATTATGTATATTGTTAACAATAGCATTTTTTGTATATCTTGCAACACAAGATAGTAATTCAAAAAGTAAATAAGGATGAAAACTATAAAATTAATTATAAAAGGAGTGCTGCTATATGTAACATTCCTTTTATCTTTTTTCTTCTTAGCAGGAGTAGATAGTATATATGATAATGGATATTTTATACAATTCATAATTGTAATAATAGCCTTATGTTACATATGTTATAAGACAATTTCTAAAGAAGAGCTGAAGATACTGACTATGGATAAGTTGTTAAACAAATAAAACAAAATAATATGAGAACTATATAGGAGTAATATAGGTTCAATAGCGATTATACGTATAGCAAAACACTTATGCCTTTCTCAGATTCAATAAAGATTTTTGTTTATTTGACTGATAGGAATAGACTATCATTTTTAAAAGACTCCTTGGTTCAATGGAAAGAACAGTGGCCTTCTAAGCCTCTAATCCCAGTTCGAGTCTGGGAGGAGTTACTATAACTATTTATACCTCTTATTCATTAACTTTTAACAAAAAAAATGACAACCAGAAGAAGATTTACTAAGGAAGAAGACAGACTTATCCTTAGTATAGTAGCTAAGAATCCTCACAATTTATCAGAATGCTTTAGAGAAGTAGCTACTAAGATAAACAGAAGTCCAAAGTGTATTGCAAACAGATGGTATCATTACCTATCTAAGAAAGACTCCAATGACAAGACAAATACTGTCTTTATCACAGTAGGGAAGAAGAGTGTAAACTATAACAGAAAGACTGCAATGGAGAACACTCAACAGCCTGAGAAACAAAGATCCGGTATTTGGAAAACAATATTCAAGTTATTTTTCAGTAAGACGAAATAGAAAAATGAAAAGAATAAATATTAATGATTGCAGTAATGAAGAACTCCAGGTGAAAAAGACAGAGAAAATGAAATCTGGAAAGAAAGTAAGAAAAATGAAAAGAGATTGACTATAGGTGGAAGAAGATGTTGCATACAGCAAAAAATCAGTATTAACAACTTCTTCCACTATAATATGGGGCATGATTTGGTTTTGATTGCTAATTATTTGGTAAGAGAACATGTAAAGACTGATGGAAAGACATCAAAACTTTAACTGGCAACACTTATAGAGCTGCCGCCTAACTTGTAGGCTGAGCCTCACCTGCTTGGAAACAGAAAGGTGAATAATAGGGTCAAGAAGGAAGTTAATAAGGCTATACCTACTTTCAATACACCTATAATATTATATAGTTTGTTTATTAGTCAGGAGCAAGCTGTCTGGTGTATGCAGAGGGTGTGACCCTTTCATTTTTAATTCTTATAACTCCTTATGAAGATTTCTCTATTAGATTAAATAGAGTGGTGGATCTGTCAACCACTGGTTGACCCCAGTAGAGAACCTACTACATATCAAAGTGGTAAACATGTGAAATTCTTTTATTAAAAGTTAGTAAGACGAGGGTTTAAGTTCGGACCCACTTACTAGTGATAGTATTTACAAAATAGGATGAACTCAGGGAACGCTAAAATAAAAGCTTAGAACTAGCTTTTATCATGCCAATCCTGAGCTAAGCATTAGGTACACCTAATGAAAGTGCAACGACTACTGGAGGAGTACAGTCTCCTTAATTACCAGCTTGAGCGTCCTACCCTCAAATTATTGAGGTGATGATATAGTCTAATCTTCTATGAAAATAGAAGCAGCAATTTCTCTGAGATAAGCTTTAGTAGTCTCATCTGACATAGTTCCTTTAAGATAATTGATAGGAGTCGCAACAAATTGCACGTTACCTTTAATATATCCTTTAGAAGAATCTATTCTGTCAAGTGAAGCTCTATATCTTATGTCAGGATTAGTATTCCAAGTAGGTAAAACAAGTTTAAGTCTTGTATAAGGACAAATACCATTTTGTGAGTTCCAAAGTTCCACAAGATAAGGTAAATCTAGATTAAATTCTTTACACCTGTTTCTTACGGTTCTTAGAATTTCTCTAAATGGTGTGTACTCATCATTTCTATTACTACTATAGTTTCTTATAGAGTTTCTAGACCCTATTTGAGCTTGAGTAAGAGGCTTGTTGAGAGATGCAATGTATTTACCGCAACAAGACCTTGAACAAAAGTTATGTCTGCCTAATTTAATATTTCTTTTATACTCTGATTCTGGTTTAGAGAAACTCTCTCTCTACAGTAATCACAAGTGACAGTTACTAGTTTTCTTTTCTGTTTGTATAACTCCATATTTTAAGTTTTGTACAAAGTTAAGAATAATCAAGCACATAGATAACAGTATAATAGAAATTATTTTGGAATATTAAAGAAATTACTAACTTCGCGAATCCCTCATGCTCCACAATTAATTAAGTATAATTTAAATTTCTTTTAACATGGAAAAAGATTTAATTTTCTTCAAGAAGGAAGGTGAAGAAGGAGTAGCTTTAACCGCCACAAGTGCCAATCACATTGCTAATTTAGCTAAGGAGTATATTCAAGGAGTAGAAATGCAACTGAATAATATTAGTTTCTACAATACTGAAATAGCACTAATAGGCAGTAGTGATGCAAACATCACCAATGTGGGAGATACTTTAGAGACACTAAGGTCTTCGCAATCCATGCTTGAGAAGATAGCACAGGCTAAGTCTCTTATAGCTTGGCTGAGAGAAGGTATCAAGGCTAAGGAGTCTCTACTTAGAGGCTTATTGGGTACTGGTTTTGACGATTGGTGCAAAGAAAATGGTATTACTAAGCCTGAATCTCCTTGTCATGGTCATGTATTGACTGAATCAGAGTATTATGCCTCTCTTCCTATTAAGGAAAGAAACAGATACTATCAGTTAGAGACTGAGGCTGCTGTAATAGGTGAATATATTCATCCTAATGGCTCGTTATCTATTGCAAGAAAAGAACTGAAAGATAAAATTCAGCATCCACATGTGGTAGAGGGCAAAGGCAGAGATACACTCATTTATACCTATGTTCCTACTATAGAAATAACTGATGTGGATAATGTGTTCTTTGAGCTTCAAAGGAAACATAGAGAAGTGCAGGCTCAACTGAATTCTATGAAATATAGTTGTGAGCAGGCTATCAATGAGTCCACTAATAGAGAGAACTCAGAATTCAAGGCTGCATCACTAAAGTACCAAGCTGAACTTCAAGACATACTGGCATCTTTTAAGATATGGAGAGATGAGAAATCTCAGGAGTACAGCAAATTGAAGATTGTAATTCCCCACTCACTGTCGGGTATTTATAATATTATCAATTCTTTGGGCAAGTAAATAAGGACTGGGAGTATTGATTCCTAACCTTATTGAATACATATAGTAGATATCTTTAGATATATAGTACGAATATATATTATACAATTATCTGTAAAGAAAGTATATCTAATGTTTTACCATTAGATAGTCTGTCGTTCCAAGTATATTACTCTACGAAGAAGGTAGATAAGTAGAAGATTGTTCTTGTTCTTGATGGAATGGCAGGTTCTTGTTATTGGTATTGATTTTGTATTAGTAGATATCTGCTGTATGTAACTTGTCTCTGTATTTTAGCATAATTGACGGAGCACTTAAAAAAAAAATGAATGAAATTAAATTAAGTCTAAGCATTATACTTCCAGGAAGTACAATGTTCAGCAAGGAAGAGTGCCTTAAAACAACTCGTAAAGTAAAAGTATTGAAGAATGGAAAGAAAATATTCAAAAAAGAATATGTAGAGGATCCAGAAAAGGTAGCTACTCATACTATACTGGTAGAAGGAAGCAAGAAAGGAAAGCCTAAAGCAATACATTATACTACTAGAAAAGCCAGACCAGTCAAACAAGTTATAAATATAAGTAAGGAAGGCTATGATGGCTTGGTTCATAATATTCCGGCAAAATTCAGAAGAAGAAAGCAGGAATGGTTGAACCTTCCGGAGGAACTTAGAGTGAACCACAATGTCTACGAGTTAGCTGAATCTTTGGGAGGAATAGTCGATTCATATGTTATCTTTGAAGACTAGAAATAAATATATAAGATAAAATAAGGGAGGAAACCTCCCTTATTTTTTTTAAGATAAACAGTGATGAAAATGCGTAAGGCAAAATTACTATACTATAATAGACCTGTAAATTGCAGTTACCCTACTGGGGAGCACTTCACAGGAAATCTGGACTACATATATAGTGTAGTTGAAGTTATTTTAAAAATGTATGGTAAAGAACATGGAACTCTTCACTTGGCAGGAAGTGGCAGGTCAGGCAACATACTGTCAGGAGCAGTTGCCGCTAAACTAGTAGAGAGCGGGCAAAATGTTATAATACATGGATTTCCAATAAGTATTCATGAAAATTCACCTTCTTGTATCTCTTCTAGTACTTCTCCTATCATACTGATAGATGATTTTATCTCCACAGGAGATACTATACTTGAATTAATTCAAAAAGCATTGAGTATTACACTAGCTTCTAGAGACAGGTTGAATATGTTATGTATATCTAATGCATTAGATGCAAAGGGAGGGGATTTAGGTAATACATATGAAACCATTAGTGGGCTCTTCGATTATATATGTGGTAATGATAGTGAACAACTAAGATTATGAGAACAGGTACAATAATTAAGTTAATAGTGTGGGCTATCCTATTTGTTGCTATACTTAATATGGGATTAGTAATGATGTCTACATCCAACACAGTAGAGAATATAATTGGGTTCCTTATTATTATATTCCTATTAATTATTTCAATTAAAACCAAATGTTTGACAATAATAAAATTAAAAAGTAAGAGAGATGAAAAGTAAATTTATTTTTGGATTATTATTTGCACTACTAATACTTTCCGTATCTAGTTGTGCTGAGAGAGTAGATGCAGGTTATGAAGGCATTAAAGTTAATCTTTATGGAGATGATAAAGGAGTTGACAAGATTACATTAGTAACTGGAATGGTATGGTATAATCCATTAACGACCGCCATTTATGAGTATCCTACATTTGTTCAAACTGTAGATTACCCGCCATTTAGTGTTAATGCTAAGGATGGCAGTTCTTTTGTAGTAGACCCTACTATTTCTCTAAAAATAGTTGATGGAAAATCTGCAGAGGTGTTTAAGAAATATAGAAAGGTGAATATTACAGAAGTTATTAATACTACACTATACAACTATGTAAGAAATGCTTTTAGAATACAATTAAATGCTTATACTACTGATGAATTAGTTAGTAAGAGAGAAGAATTTGAAAAAGCAATAGAGGATAAACTATCTAAGGAATTATTAGAAGAGAATTTTCAACTTGAACAACTTACATCAGGTTTGCAATATCCTAAAGTTCTAATAGAAGCCATAAATAGTAAGAATGAGGCTGTACAGAAGAGTCAAAAAGCAGAAAATGAATTGGCTATTGTCAAAGCTGAGGCTCAAAAGAAGGTAATATCAGCACAAGCTGAGTATGAAGCTAATATCCTAAGAACCAAAGCTTTAACTCCTCAAATATTGCAACAAATGTGGATTGAGAAATGGAATGGTACTGTACCGACAGTAACCTCTAATGGTAATAGTGGAGTATTTTTAGATATAAGTAAAATAAGTAAATAATATGATTATTTTCATAGTGCTGGCTATGATGGTAATAGGCTTCATGTGGAAGAATATTACCGTATATGATTATACACAAACATCTTCAGGTCCTAGCTATTATTCTCAGCATTGGGGATTAGATAGGGATTCCAGTAGAAGGCTCCCTCTTACTCCTTTGCGTATCATAATGTGGCTCTTATTATTAGTTCCGTGGTTTAATATAGCATGGTTCATAATTCTAATAATACAAATAGCAGTCAAAGCGAGTTACCCGGATGATCCTCATGAGTGCACGATGTGGGTAGTGGAGATTAAAGAGAATAGTCCTAGACTTGCAAAGATGATAAGATCTATATCGGAGTTTCTTAATAGAGAATTAACATGAATAGAGAGGATATACAGCAAGATGCAATAAGATTAATTAGGAGGAACCCAAGAGTAGCCCTACTATGGGCTACCGGCTTGGGGAAGTCCAGAGTAGCTATAGAAATGGCTAATTATTTACAGAGCAGAAAAAAGGAGAGAGAATTAAAGGTTCTTTTAGTGGTAGCTGAAACTGCTCATAAATCGAATTGGGAGGTAGAATTAGCCAAATGGAAGTTCAAGTCCAACAATATCAATATAGAGTGTTATGCCTCTCTAGCTAAATATAGAAACACGTATTGGGATTTAATTATCTTTGATGAAGCCCACCATCTGGGTACTGATCTAAAGATGGATATTCTATCTAGTATGCCTGTAGACAATGTAATATTACTTTCTGCTACTCTTCCTGAGTCTGTAATTCAAGCCCTGACAAGAATTTTCGGTGAATTTCTAGTCTCGAAAATTCCACTTAAAAAAGCATTAGAGTGGAAGATGCTTCCTGAACCTAAAGTATATCTTATTCCATTGTCTTTGAATAAGGAACATTACACCTGTACCATAGTAGAGGAGTGGGGGAAAAAGGAAGATAGAGTCACCTATGAATGTTTATTCCAAGATAGGTGGATGTATTTAAGAAATAAGAATAAATACCCGAATGCAACCCTAGTTATACACTGCAGTGAGCAACAGAAATATGATTATTTGTCCAATCAATTCGAATATTGGAAGAATCTATTTCTATTAAGGAGACAAGAATTCATCAAGAACAAATGGCTTCAAACTGGATCAAAGAGGAAAAGATTCTTGGGAGAATTAAAGACAGATGTCGTAAGGTCTCTACTTTGCAAAGTAAGTAACAAAAGACTTATATGTTTTTGTACCAGTATAGAACAAGCTGAGCAATTAGGAAGTCAAAATGCCATACATTCCAAGAGGGTTGATTCTTTACAGATAATAGAGGATTTTAATCGTAAGAGAATAAATAACCTATTTGCTGTTGGAATGTTACAGGAAGGACAAAACTTAACTGATATCGAGGTTGGAATAATTGTACAACTAGATGGACAAGAAAGAGCATTTATCCAGAAATTCGGTAGAAGTTTAAGAGCTGAAGATCCTATTCAATTTATATTCTATTATGAAAATACGAGGGACACTGAATATCTTAAGAATGTTCTAGAAGGAATAGATAGGAAATATATAACTAAGATTGACAGATTGGAGGACTTGGAATTATGACTACGATATGTTTAAATGAGGAAGCTATAAGGCAAAATGATATGTGCCTGGGGGAAGTTCTTTTAATGCTGGCTATATGTAATAAAGCCGATTTGAAGAAAGCAGAAGTAAGCTTAATTCAAAAAGGTTTTATTACAGCAACTAGAAATGAAAATGGACAGCCTATAGGGTGGAGACTAACCAATGAAGGCTCCAGAATGATAGATTCAGTCATTTTAGACTCTAGTAAAGAACAGGAGCCCCAAGATAGATTAGTTAGCTTGGCTGAAAGATTAAAGGCAATATTTCCCAAAGGGAAGAAGGCTGGCACTAATTATTACTGGGCGGAAGGAGTAGCCTTGATTGTAAGAAGACTCAAGCTGTTTTTCAGGAAATATGGAAATAAATTTACTGATGAACAAATAATTCAAGCAGCAGAGAAATATGTGCAAGGATTTAATGGGAATTATACATATATGAGGTTACTGAAATATTTTATATTCAAGGAAAAAATAGGAGCTGCAGGTGAAGTAGAGGGAGACTCTGAACTAATTAGTTACATGGAGAATGCAGGTCAAGAAGAAGAATTAAGTAATGATTGGACATCTACATTAAAATGAATACATTAGGAGAAAGGGTATTAGATAATCTCAATATCAGAAGAGAACGAATCCTTAATGGGCAATTGAACTGTATTCCGTCTCCCTTCAAGAGATTTAGTACTGACTTTGTAGGTATAGAACAATCCTGTTATTACACTATAACTAGCTTTACTAAGGGAGGCAAATCGCAATTTGCATCATATACCTTTATCTATAAACCATTAATGTTTTGTTATTATACAAAAGCGGATATAGATATAAAGATATTATATTTTCCTCTTGAAGAAACTCCTGAGAGGATACTGCAAAGATTTATATCATGGTTGCTATTTGACTTTAGTGAAGGAAAGATAAGAATCAGCCCAAGAGATTTAAGGAGTACTACTAAAGCAGTTCCGCAAGAGATACTAGATATTATTAAATCTGATGAGATACAAGACATAATTAAGTATTTCGAGGAACATGTGGTGTTTCCTGATGAAGCATGTAACCCGACAGGTATATATAAGTATTGTGTAAAATATGCTGAGGAACATGGAAAAGTTTATCGTAAAATAGGAAAGTACAAAGACGAGTTAGGGATAATTCAAGAGAGAGAAGTATTTGATAGGTATGAACAGGATAACCCCAATGAGTACAGACTTATAATGATTGACACTATTAATCTTATAGATACTGAAAAGGGGATGACATTAAAGCAGTCTGTTGATAAGCTCAGTGAATATTGTGCCAAATATTTAAGAAACAGATATCACTATTCTCCAGTAGTCATTCAGCAGCAAGCCTTTGAACAAGAAGGCAATGAAGCTTTTAAAATAGGGAAAGTAAGACCCTCGGTTGCTGGATTAGGAGATAGTAAATATACTTCGAGAGATAGTAATGTAGTCCTTGGTTTATTTTCTCCCTTCCGATTTGCACTTAAGGAATATGAAGGATATGATATTCTTAAGTTTAAAGATAATATACGATTCCTAGAAGTAATCGTCAACAGAGATGGAGAAATGGGTGGATTATGCCCATTATTCTTCGATGGAGCAGTGTGTAGATTTGAAGAACTTCCTAAACCTGGTGACAAGGAGAATATACAAAAAGTGTATCAGTACTTGAATAAGTTAAGAGGTATTACATCCAAACTATTCTTCAAATACAGAAAGAGTGAGGGAAACACAAGAATGCTATACCATAAATTTAGTAAATTAAGTAATTTCTACACATGGGTAACAGAAGCATATGGTAAATTCATTAGTAACAGAGAAAAAAAAAGTAATACAGATGGCAAATGCAGTAATTATTTTAGGTAAGAGTGGTACTGGCAAATCCAGTAGTATAAAAGGATTAGATCCTAGCGAGGTAGTAGTCTTGAATGTTTTAGGTAAAAAACTTCCATTCAAAGATAGTAATAAGCTCTATAACAAAGACAAGAAGAATCTATTTAGAGTAGATGACTATTCTCAAGTTATAAGCCTGTTGCAGAATATAGATAAGGGAGCTCCACATGTTCATAATGTAATATTAGATGATGCTATATACGTTATGAGAAAGGAATACTTCAAAAGAGCAAAGGAGACTGGATATGGTAAATATACAGAGTTAGCTATGCACTTTCAGCAGATTATCTCGACTATAGAATCAATGAGGGAGGATATCAATGTTTTCTTGATTCTTCATAGTGAAGAAATTCAAAGTGATAAAACTATAGTCGGTTACAAGGTAAGTACCGTAGGGCAGCTTATTGACAATCAATATAATCCAGTAGAGGTTGTGCCAATGGTACTTTATTCTGCTATTAAGTACAATGACAAGGGAGAAGCGACTTATGGATTCTATACTCATAGGTTTATGGATGGATTGGTAGAAATTCCTGCTAAATCTCCAGCGGATATGTTCAATGAAGACTTCATACCAAATGATCTTGGTATAGTATCAAAGGCTATGAAGGAGTATTATGGATAAGGAAACTATAATTAGAGTGGTAGATAAAATTACAAGAGGAGGAGCTATTGAAACAGAAGAAGTAATTAATCTATTCACAGAATATTGTTGTAAAGAGCACAATAAAGATGTTGAGTTAACAAAACATTTCATTAAGATCCTTTTAAGTATTGGGATTATTGGTACATATTTTACTGAAATAGTAGAATATTACAAGCGTAAATTAAATATAGTAGAAATAAAAGATAGTAATAACAAAACAATTTTAGTGTATTAACATGAAAACAATTTCAATTAGACAACTAGCTACCATAAAAAGAGTAGCACAAAATGTAAGTTCTTTAGTTATTAGAAAGAATAAATTGACAGAACAAATAAAAGAACTGAGTAAGGAATGCAATGACTTGATTAATGAAATAGAAGGCCATGAAGTCGGAGTAAAAATGCTCACAGGACATACTAGTGAGGAACTAATAACCAGAGTAGTTGAGGATACTGGTAAAATGGATAGAAACGGGAAACCTATTAAAATAACTAAATACGAACCAAAAGAAGGTGTATTAGTATTTAATGAGAAAGAGAAAGTGTATGAAATCCATGATGAATTCTTCCAATGTTCTGAGATGGATGATGATGTACCATCTGAAGGTCCCAGCTTTAGTTAAGAAATATCAAGTAAACAATATTTATTATTAAGTATATTAAAAAATATTAAGTATGACGAACAAAATCTTTATGGCTTTTGCCACAGGTAGTGAATCTACAGAAGGTAGTGCAGTTAAAAAGTATATTGGAGTAGGCTCAGTAGGTGTGTTAGCTGTTAATCCTGATAAGGAAACACTAGAAAAATTGTATAATACCACTATTAATGATGGCCCTTCATATTTAAGTGAAGTTGAAGTTGGTCCAGAAGGTGATAAACATACTGTTCCTCAAGTAAGAATAGATTTTATTGTACAGACAGACCCTGAGAAATGCAATGGAATTGATATGAGAACTAAAATATCTTTCTTCATTGCCAGGGAGGTTAGATATAACAGAGATGGAAGCAAAGTTCAAGTAATAAATAAATATGGAGAAACTACTTGGCTGCCTATAGAAAATGCAAAATCTGGCACTGTTCCATCCAACCTTAATTGGTTCGAACCTGCTGATTTTAGGCCGGCTTATATAGGGGAAGAGGATCTTACAGGATTCTTGAAGGCATATTTAAATATTCCTAATAAATCCTATAGAAAATCCAATGGAGAAGTGGTAGAACTTCCTAATAAAGCTGATGCGGAAGCTAGATTGGATAAGATTGAAAATTATTTCAAAGGAGATTATTCAGAATTGAAAGAAGCAATTTCTTTGCAGCCTAAGAACAGAGTCAAAGGTCTATTCGGAGTAAGAACTACTGAAGATGGCAAACAGTATCAAGCTGTTTATGTTCAAAAGTTCTTGAAGAATAGTGTGGCAGATTATAGCAAACTGGATGAAGAACTTCAAAACAGAAAAGCCGCTGGAGCTTATCCTACTACAGAATTTGAAGTCTGTGATTTAAAGGAGTACACAATAGAACCGACTGACTTCAATAATGACTTGACCCAGACAGGATCTCCTTTTGACATGCCAATGCAACCCTCTCCGTGGTTTGATAAATAATAATAAATAGAAAAATAATGTGAATATGCCGTTTATTTCTGGAAGATCTTCAATTAACTTAGAGGACATATTGAAGAAAACAACAGAATCTAGTATTCTATACTTTTATTTGGGTATCACTGAAATACCTTGTATAATAAATTCTCCTCTCAGAGAAGATAAAAGACCTTCTTTTGGGTTATACTCTAGAGATGGAAAGAGAATATTTTATGTTGATTTATCTACAGGAGACAGAGGAGGATTATTTGACCTTCTGTCTAAAATGTGGGGAATATCATATGTAGAAGTTTTAGAAAGAATAGATAAGGATATGCTTAGATTCTCTAATAATTCTAATATAAGACCTTATAATTCCTGCAGTATAATTACTACTAAAAGTTATAACAAGTCAATTGACTTACAATGCAAAATAAGAGAGTGGAGGAAACATGATATAGAGTACTGGGAATCCTTTGGAGTGAGTCTGGAATGGTTAAAATATGCTGATGTTTATCCTATATCTCATAAGATCGTGATAAAGGATGGAGTGAGAAGGGTGTATGCAGCAGATAAATATGCCTATGCGTATGTAGAACGTAAAGAAGGAAAGGTTACTTTGAAGATTTACCAACCATTTAACAAAGATGGTTATAAATGGAGTAACAAACATGACTTGTCTGTAATTAGTTTGTGGACAAAAATACCTGAATATGGAGATTCAGTATGCATATGTTCTTCTGTAAAAGACGCTCTTTGCTTATGGGCTAATACCGGAATTCCATCCTTAGCTGTTCAGGGAGAAGGCTATAGAATAAGCAACACAGCTATTAATGAGCTTAAAAGAAGGTATAAAAGGATATTCATATTATTTGATAATGATGAAGCAGGACTTATAGATGGGGAGAAACTGGCTAAATCCACAGGATTTACTAACTTGATATTACCTAAATTCGAAGGAGATAATGATATATCAGGCCTTTATCATTCTCTTCAAGACAAGAATGACTTCATCAAAATAATGAAAGAATTATTTGAAAAATAAAAGAAAAAAAAGATAAAAAACATTTAATAAAATTAATTATGGAAGCAAGAAAAATCACAATCGTATCTACGAGAACACAAGAGAAAAAAGTAATTATGTCCAGTGCTACTACATTAGGGGAACTGAAGAGAGATCTGGATAGAACAGGCGTAAATTATCAGGACATGACATTCTATGAAGGACTTTCAAAAACTGAATTAATCGATGATGGTTCTATTCTTCCTCATGATGTCCTTTATAAAGGACAGACTACTAATGAGCTTGTGTTCATGTTGACTTCTCCTAATAAAAAGATTAAATCCGGAGCTGTAAATAGAAAAGAGATTTACAATGGTATAAAAGAATATCACTTGGAAGATGCCTGTATTAGAAAGTATGGGAAAAATTATACTCTGTGTAAATCTGAAGATCTTCTGAAACTGATTGAAGAGCATCACGGTTCTACATCTAAGGAAGAAGCTCCCAAAGGTGATTTAGAGAAAGAAGTAACTTCATTGAGAACCTCTATTAAATGTCTGTTAGACTCTTTGGTAGATGCTGAAATTTTGGAAAGAGAGGAGGCTACTAATATTCTTAGTGGTAAGTACTCCTCTAACACTGCAAAGCCAAAAAAAGGGCTCTCCACCTACTCAGATGATGAGATTGATGAAATGTTTGATTTTGTTTGATAAGGGTTTGTTTACTAGCAGGTAAGATTTTTCTTACCTGCTTTTTTTTTATTATATGATATGATAGGGGAAAAAACTAGGAAAGTTATAGAAGCAATATGTAAGGAACATTTACGAAATGTAACAAGTGTACTGGAAATATTCGAAGATTTCTTTGGAGAAGATAAGGTAGACTTACAAAATGTTCCTACCATTTCAGAAATAGAAGAGGAATTCTCGAAAACTTATGATAATATAAGTATTGGAACAGCACTGGGCACTGAGGAGTCATCCAGGTTAAAGGAAAAAATGTCTAATATACAATTAATAAAGGACATACCTGATGAAATTCTAAGTAGTATCCCTAGCATTAGGGATCTTCTGGATAAGATAATGTCGAAATTAGAGAGTGAGATACAGTTTTACATCATAGTATACTTCCCAAGAGTAAGAGTTAGTAATGAACATGATCATTTTATAGATATTACTGAACTATATGTCAAAGTACCAATAGATATGGGGGGCACTATGGAAGGATCCTTCTCTTTTAATAGAGGGGAATATACAATGACACAGTATTTTTGTGACTATATGCATTCCCATGTATGTGGAATACCAAGGGAGAACTTTAAAGAGTTTCTTCAAGTGTGTTTGGGAAGCGGTCCTATAAGAAATACAGTAAATTCCTTGAACTTTCATTATGATTTGGATATTTGGAGACTGTTTTGTGTAGAATTGGAGAAGTATGTAGCAACAGAATCCCTAAGTGGAGGTCCTTATAGGAGATTAGAGGAAGTAGTTTTTAACAGAAGTGCTAAAATAGTTCATATCAGTCTTAATGATTCGGTATATATAGCATCATGTTTGAGGCCTATGGTTTATGATTTCATTAAATATTTCATAGAACAGAAAAAACTTATCTTCAATTACAAAAATGGGGGTTATTCTATTGGTATGAGTATAACGAAATTTATACTACTAGTAAGTAATGAATTTATCAATTGGTTTAATACCAAAGGAAGATATATATATCAAAAAGGAATGATAAGAAAAGAGGAAGAGTCTCTAGAAAATATTTTAACCAAAGTATTTGTATCGAAGGGTATTATTTACAGAATCACTAATATCCTGGGTATTTTAGAGATTGATAAATCTAATCTAGGAGTGATGGGCACATTTAAGGGGAAAGAAGTAGTAGTTCATATAGTAGAAGGAGATACTATTAATAATTATATTACTACCATCTTAAATCCAGGGATAATAGGTTTTTTACTGAATAGAATATTAAAATTAGTAAATTGTAAATATGGAAGGAATAAATCAAGTCTTAGAGACGAGTCAGAAAAAAGTAGAGAAACAAACAATTCAGATGACCGAGAATTCTACTACTTATAAAATGATAATACCGAAGAAAGTAGAAGAAAAAATAATATACATATGTAGAAAGGTATGGAAAGATGAGTGGTCCGGAGTTCTATTTTTTACATCTGAGGGATCCTTTGAAGATAGAAGTCTAATCATAAAATGTGAAGATATATGTGTTATGGATATCGGAAGTTCTGCTTATACGGAGTTTGATATGTCTCCTGATGTATGCAGTTATGTAGTGAACAACCCTGAGCTGTTAGATTGTCATATGGGATTAATCCATTCACATAATAACATGGATACCTCCTTCAGTGGAACAGATATAAGAACTCTGAAAGAGGAAGGATTGGATAGGAATCACTTTGTTTCCTTAATAGTTAATAATAGAGGGAATTATACAGCAGCCATAACTAGAAGATTGGTTAACAAGTGTATTGTGGAAAGTTTCTGTTATCCTAGTTTTGGTAACACACAAATCAAGGAAGTTCGAAATTTTGAAGGAACTAATACTGAGGAATTGGAATATTACTACCTTGATATAGAAGTAGAAGGGTGTAGTGAATATACAGAGTTAGAATCCAGACTTAAAGAGATAGAGGAGTCTAAGATTCAGAAAATAAATAGTAGATTTGATCCTCCTCTTCACACGTATAAGCCTTTTTCCAAGTTTGAATCATTGACACAAAAGGATACATATAATCTAATGGAAGAAGATGATTTAAGTCAGAGACAGCAGACTTTAAAATTTAGAGATGATACAAAGAAGCATAGTTTTGATAAAGGTCTGGCAAAGTCTTTAGCCCTTCAATTAGTAACAGGAAGTGTGGTTATCCCTAGAGAAAGTAAAATAAATATAAAATCTTGGGTAGCAGGAATGATACCTATATATGAAAGAAGATTTGGGAAGGGAGAAGAAGGACTGGAGATGTTCAAGAAGTGGGCTGAAGGATTTATAGAATTCCTATGTTGGTATACAATAGATGAGGATTTGGTTAAACAAGGAGTGGATGACGATGAGATAGTTACATTATGTGCTACTGCAATCAAAGAAGAATTAGAGAAGCTTGATAGTAATATATATATAGGAGAATATATTAAAATATTATGTGATTATATTTTTTAAAGGAGAAATGATAATATGAAAAGATTAGATCAAAGCCCTAATGAATCACTAGCTGTAGGGGACTTAATAGAGTTAATCAAAGGAAAGGCTATTTCCAGTATTAGGCAAGTTATTATGGATGGAGAATTTGTTAGTGAAATTACTGTAGAGGGTAGTAAATTTTATCTTGATGAAGAAGAACATTCTATGTTAATATCTGCACTAATAGATCAGGATTTGGTTATAGATAAAATTCCTGAAAATTCTAAGACCTTATTAATAAAAGAAGGGACATCTAGATTTAACTCTGCCCTTTGGTTTGATAAGATACTTAAGCAAAATATTACTGTAGCTGGATTAGGAGGGATAGGAAGCTATGTAGTATTTATGTTATCTAGAATGGATGTCAGGTCACTAACTTTATATGACCCAGATAAAGTAGAAACAGTTAATTTGTCCGGACAGTTATATAGTAAGTCTCAAATAGGTCTTTATAAGGCAGATGCTATAGCAGATATGATAGAAAATTATTCAGACTATCATAGTGTTTCAGCTCTAACTAAAAAACTGGATACCTCTTCAGCTATAACTGGAATAACTATTTGTGGGTTCGATAATATGAAAGCTAGAAAGGATGCTTTTAAGAATTGGACTGATAGGGTGTTAGAATTACCCAAAGAGAGGCGAGAAGAATGTCTGTTTATAGATGGCAGATTGGCAGCAGAAGAATTTCAAGTGTTCTGTATAAAAGGAGACGATATGGATAATATACGAAGATATGAGCCTTATTTGTTCTCAGACTTTGAGGCCGATCCTACTGTATGCAGTTATAAACAAACTACTTTTATGGCTAATATGATTGGATCTGTTATAGTTAATTTGTTTGTCAATTTTATAGCAAATAAATGTAATCCACTTATAGACAGGGACCTTCCGTTCTATACTGAATATAATGCAGAAACTATGTATTTTAAAACTATATCATGATGATTTTTTCAGAAAAATATATAGAGGACTTATACAAAGCAATATCAATTAGTAGACCCTCAGTATCTGTCCCTTCACTATATGGAAGTAACAATACAAACCCGTATAGAATTCTTGTTGAAGCTACTCTAAGAGAGGATATGAATATAGAGATTCCCACTATACTGAGGAGCCAATTCTCTAAACTATCTGGGAGTGAGTTCGATGAGCTGTTGTCAAGAAAATGTAGAATAGTTACTCCTGTGTTCTTAAACTCAAAAGAGAATACTGCATTAGGAAGTAACTCATTAATTAGAGCCTTATTTGATTCATTCTCCTTGAGTAAAGTGTCTTGTAAAGATCAGGTGTACTATGGATGTAGAGGAATAATATTAGATAGATGCATGAATATGTTACTAATGGTTAACTCCTGTTGCGTATTGAAGGATCACAGGTTAACTCCTACTAGAAAGATAGTAGTACATGTGTCTCCGACGCTATTCTTATTAGATAGACCAGGTATATTAGAGAAACATATAATTAAAAGGGTTATTCCTGCATTCCTTTCGGAATTGGTAGATTATAGATACCTAAACCAAGTGGAAGTTAAAATAGATAATGCTGAAGAGTTCATAAAGACTATTCCTCCACCTCAAGGCGAAGATATAAATGAATCTCTAAATAATTTTTTAGAAAATAATATAGACGATTTACTAGCACTTGAATGACGACAGAAGAATATTTTGGAGGTTGGATGAAGGTCATTGATAAAGTAGAGCTTAATCATGTAATGAATATGTTATCTAAGGAGTATATGATAAAGCCTGTATGCCCTAAGCAAACTGATGTGTTTAGGGCTTTTAAGTTATGTCCATTCGAGGATTTGAAGGTAGTGTTTCTAGGGCAGGATTTTGGTAATAATCTATAAATAATTTAACTAGAATATTGCAATATTAGGTCAAATACCTTATCTTTGTGCCAAATTCTTAATGGTATGAAGAATTACAAGGAAATTAAAGTAGAAAATGATCTAAGACAACTTCTTATAGGAAGTTTGTTAGGTGATGGATGTTTTTGTTCAGTAGGAAAAACAGCTAAAAATATGTGTCTTAGTATAGCGCACTCTGAAAAACAAAAAGAATATCTTGAGTATAAATGGGAGATACTAAATAAATATAACTTAGTATCTCCTATAGTTGAATATCATGTAAATAATAAAAGATATTTACATGAATTAGTTGGATATAGATTTAAATCTAGATTACATCCTATTTTTACAAATATAAGATTAAAATATTATGACTCTAATGGACATAAAAGAATCTTTGAAGAATTTGTAAAAGATATAGATGCTTTAGGTTTGGCTATATGGTATATGGATGATGGTTATGTAACTAAAAATTCATGTACCTTATCTACTTGTTCATTTACTCTTGAAGAACAGCTTTTGTTAGCTAACATATTATTAAATAAATTTGACTTACATTTTACTGTAGGCAAACATGATAATAGTATGTATCTACAAGCTAAGGATTTTCCTAAGTTTGTAGAACTAATTAAAGATTATATTATTCCATCCATGCAATATAAACTAATTACTTATAGTAAAAGAAGGGTTCTGGATAAACAGGGTGAATTGCTGGAACAACTTAATGAGTCAATCAGCAGCCAAGCTACAGAAGAGCATAAAAGTATGTAGAAGGTTCAGAGACTAACAGGTGAATAGCTCAAATAATAAACCTGACACGAGTGCCCTGCATTGGAAACAATGAAGATATAGTCCGAACTATATAGTAATATATAGAACCAAAGGATAAAGAGCCTTTGGGGTAACAAATTGCCTTATCCACAAAAGGGAGTAGCTACTGGAGTACTGTTTGGAAATAGAAAAGAAGTTTCAGAAGAAGATTTGTCGCCTTCTCTAAAAATATTAAAAGAAGCAGTGATAAATTTGGAAATTCCACATGATAGCATTATCTTTGACCAAACTTTAGAGAACTGGGCTAAGCAGGGTATATTAATGATTAACTCTGCTCTTACTGTGGAGATGAATAAAATAGGCTCCCATGTTATGTTATGGAGACCATTCATATCTAAATTATTAAAGAATCTTTCGGAAAATTTGTGTTCTATTGTATATGTATTATTCGGTAAACAAGCTGGAACATTTGATCCGTATATCAATAAGAATTTCAATCATGTTTTGAAGATTGAACACCCTGCATATTTTGCAAGGAGTGGGACAAAGATGCCTCATTATCTATTTGATGAAATAGATAAAAAATTAAGAGATATTTATGGGTATTCCATAAAATGGTATGAAGAATATTGACATTAAACAGAAAAATATGAATAAGAAAAGGTATTACACTAAAGCAGGTGAAGAAGTAAAAATGGGTGACGTTATAAGAAGAGTACGTAGGGGAGATTACTTTTCTGTAATTCAAGAATTTATTGTACTTCCTAATAGCATAAGTAAACTAATTAAAAAAGGTTTAATAGTAGAGAGAGAAGATCTAGAAGAAGGACCCCTTAAATCTGAAAAAGATGTAGAGTATTATCTTAGGAAAATATGCCAAAAATCCAGTCTAAATGAAGAGAATTCTATAGAATTCCTTTTTACCTTACTTAATATTTGTCCAGCTTCACTATATACTATGTTCTTAAGGGAAATAGCTATCGATCTAGATGCCAATTATGAAGATCATATTAGTAATAGCCCTAACATATACATGGCAGATATAATTAGTATGAAAGTTTATAACCTGAAAAAAGAATGTATCAAGGATTACAAAAACTTCGCTGCTTTCAGATCTGCCAGAGAAGCCCAAATTGCTCTTGGATTATTGGAAGAGTTTCAAAATTTGCTAACGCAAGAATGTTTTGACTTTAAATGAAAACTGCAAATAAAAAGATAAGGAATGCTACTGTCTGCAAGGATAGTAGCATTACCTTTAAGAGTGTTATAGAGAAGAGATTTTATAATATCCTTTTACAACATGGATTTGATCCTCAATATGAACCTAAGACCTTTACCTTGTGGGATGGATTTCAACCAATGACTCCATATTATGATATGGAGACAGATAGGCAAAGAGCCAAGAGACTTGAAGAAGGAATAAACAATTGTCCTTCAAGGATATTAATACAGAAGACTGGAAAGATAGTAGGAATCAGATATACTCCAGACTTTTACTTTAAATATAACAATCTCAATGTGTATATTGAGGCTAAGGGGATAGAAAATGATGTATTTTATATCAAGAAGAAAATGTTTTTGTATTACTTGGACCAGCTCTACACAAAGAGCGGTGAAAGATCTATATATTTTGAGGTGTATACAAAAAAACAACTTCTTCAAGCAATAGAAATTATAAAAAATTATGAGCAGCACACCTGTAGATAGAATTAGGAAATTAATTGGTTTACTTCCTGAAAAGGATATTCATTTAGGCTATAAATTCCTAGATAATAGAGACTTTTACTCGTTGAAGGAGCTAGTAGATTCTGCAATAAATAAGATACGAATGGACAGAAGGAAAGAAAATCCTAGGCCAGAATATTTAAAGATTGATCTAGACAGCCTTAATGTGTTAAAGTCTGAGGTAGATGTGTACTTAATGCAACTTGATTTTCCTAGTGATTTAGAGTATTAAGGTATGAAATCTTTGTATGATATTTCTTGGAAAGTGAATGAAGAGGAGTATAGATCTGACCCAGCTTATTCTTATTCTGTTATAGCCAGATTTAATAGAGAAGGATTTAATGGTTTAGGCAATCTATATGATAAAATAGAGACTCCTTCTTTGTTATTTGGAAGTATGGTAGATACTCTTCTTACAGATGGTCAAAAGGAATTCGATAAAAGATATGAAGTAGCTGAACTTCCCGATATTAGTGACTCCCTAGCCCAGATAGCTAAAATGTTATTTAATACATATCATGAATCCTGCAAAGGCATAGAGCAAATACCAGACAATATTATATCAGACATAGGAGAATCTTGTGGATATTATTCTAATCCTAAGTATGCTTCCTATAGAATAAGAAAGATAAAGGAAGAGTGTAGAGATTATTACTCTCTATTATTTTTATCTAAAGGTAAAACACTGGTATCTACCAAAGATTATATTAGTGCATGTGAATGTGTGGAAGTATTAAAGACGCATAGAATGACTAAGTGGTACTTTGAATGTAATAATCCTTTCAATCCTGAGGTAGAAAGATTTTATCAATTGAAGTTCAAAGGGGAATGGAATAAAATTCCGCTAAGATGTATGGCTGACCTACTCATAGTTAATCATAAGGAGAAATATATCATTCCTTGTGATTTAAAAACATCTGGGAAGAGTGAATGGGAATTCTATAAGTCTTTTATAGACTGGAATTACTGGATTCAAGCTCAGCTTTATTGGTATCTTATAAGACAGACCTTGGACAAAGATGAGTTCTATAGAAATTATAAACTATTGGATTACAGATTTATAGTAATCAATAGATATAATAAGAAGCCTCTTGTATGGATCTATGATGATACCAGTAAGTTCGAAGACCATGTCTACGGAAGAAATAAACAGTATTTATGCAGGCATTGGAGTAAGATAGTATCAGAACTTCATTATTATTCCACTCATAATGTGGAATATCCTGCAAATATTTCAGAAATTAACGTAATAACAAATTGGTTAAATAATGAATGATTTATTGAATTATTTTAATGGAGATGAATTAGCGGCTTCCACATGGAAAAACAAGTACGCTATGGAAGGAGAAACTACTCCTGATGATATGCATAGGAGACTCGCTAAGGAATTTGGTAGAATAGAGAGAGAATATGCGAATAATACTCCTATGAGTCAAAAAGGCAGGTTAGTATTATCCCCTTATGGGAATGAAAGGAAAGAGCTAAAAGAGGAGGATATATATGAACTGTTCAAGAACTTTAAATATATAATCCCTGGAGGTTCTGTTATGTCCGGATTAGGTACAGGAAAATTGGTCTCTTTATCTAACTGTTTTGTAATAGGTTCTCCAGTAGATAGTTACTCTAGTATAATGAATACCAGAAGCCAGCAAGTCCAGCTCATGAAAAGGAGAGGAGGAGTAGGTTATGATTTATCTAATCTAAGACCAAGAGGAGCTGCAGTGAATAATGCAGCTAAATCATCTACTGGTGCAGCAAGCTTTATGGATGTATGTTCTGATATCACCAATGAGGTAGCACAGAATGGTAGACGTGGAGCTTTAATGTTAAGTATTAGTATAAATCACCCTGACATTGAAGAGTTCATTACTAAAAAGCAAGATCTTACCAAAGTAACTGGAGCCAATATAAGTGTGAAAGTCACAGATGAGTTCATGAGAGCAGTAATCAATGATGAAGATTATTTGCTTAGATGGCCTGTACATGCCAATTATGATCCTTCTCAATTAGAAGAGATGGAATATGATAAATTACTCTGCTTTGGGGAAGCCCTTCCTGCTGAAAAAAGAGTTTGTTTAAAAAAGATTAAAGCAAGAAAGTTATGGAATACTCTAATGCATTGTGCATATAATACAGCTGAACCTGGAATAATGTTTGAAAATGCTATGCATGATTATGCTCCTGATGGTGTTTATGAAGAATTTAAGATGATCGGGACAAATCCTTGCTTTCATCCTGATACTCTCATTGAAACTGTAGAAGGCAGAAAGAGAATTGCTGATATAACTGAACCTACTTATGTATATAGCATGAATGAGGAAGGGCATATTTGTATAGTTCCCTCTACAGCAGCTTTTAAGACAAGAGATAATGCTAAAACATTAAAGATTGTCCTAAGAAATGGATCTTCTATAATGGTTACGCCTAACCATAAAATGTTCGTTCAAGGAGTGGGATTTATAGAAGCTCAAAATCTTAAGATAGGAGATAGAATTGCTCATATCCTAAGGAGCAGAAGAGGAAGGAGATATGTCGGAGTGAAACTTACTACCGAGGGAAATAGGGACTATGTAATGGAGCATAGACTTGTTTATGAGGGAGTATATGGTCAGCAGATTGATAAGGATATTCATCACTTAGATGCAAATCCATTTAATAATGTAATTAATAACCTTCAATCTATTGATCACTCTAAACATGCTAGACTTACAGCATTAGAACAGAATCCACAAAATCACCAGGTCAGAGGAGAAGATGGGAGGTTTGTCCCAAGTGAAAAAACCCCAGCTTGGAAAAATACAGAGCCATTACCTGATTACTTAGCTACTAAGTGTAGAAATCAGTGGGATAATTGTATAGTTAGCATTGAAGAAGGTGAACAAGTAGATGTATATGATATACAAGTACCTGGAACACATTGTTTAATTGCTAATAATATGGTTGCTCATAACTGTGGAGAAATACCAATGGGTCCCTTTGATAGTTGCCGATTGATACATATTAATCTGACAAGCTATATAAAAGATCCATTTACGGAAGAATCTTATATTGATAAAGACTTACTCTACAAGCATTCCTACGAAGCTATGAGATTAGCAGATGATCTTGTAGATCTTGAATTGGAAGCCATAGACAGAATTATAAATATAGCTAACGGTGAATCTGACTTTGTAGAATTTAATCTATGGAGTAGAATAAGAGAGACTACAAGAAGAGGTAGAAGAGCTGGTCTTGGTTTTACTGGATTGGCAGATGCCATAGCTATGTTAGGGCTGAAATATGATTCTGATGAAGGTATTCAAAAAATTGAAGATCTGATGAGGATTATATTTAAGGGTCAATTGGACTCTCAAATAGATATGACTATTGAGAGAGGAGCATTTCCAGCTTGGGATTCACATAAGGAATATACTGTTATACCCCATCGTGGCAAGAACAAATGGTATGAATTCCTTAGTGATAATTTCCACACAGAGGCTATTAAAATGAAATGCTTAGGCCGAAGAAATATAAGTTGGTCGACTGTTGCACCCACAGGCACTGTGAGTATTATGGCTCAATGTTCCTCTGGAATAGAGCCTGTCTTTTTACCATTCTATAGAAGAAAGAGAAAATGTATGTCTCCTAATGATAAAGTAGATTATACTGATGTAAAAGGAGAAAAATACACTTTATTCACAGTGGTTCATCCTAATTTAGCCAAATGGTTATGCTATTCTACATTCAAAGGGAACTTCAATGATCCTGAATATTTGGAGAAGTTACAGGATATGGAATATCTTAAAGAGGCTTTTAAGAAGAGTCCTTATTATGGATCTACAGCACCAGAGATAGATTGGAAGCAAAGAATCAAGTTGCAAGGTATTGTACAGAAATATATCACTCATAGTATTAGTTCTACAATAAATCTTCCAAAAGAGATTACTGAAGAGGAGATTGCTGATATTTATATAGAAGCATGGAGAACAGGAAATAAAGGACAGACTATATATAGAGATGGTTGTAGGGAAGGAGTCTTGAATAAGATAGAAAAGCCTAGTACTATAAGTAATAGACAAGCTCCTAAGAGACCTAAAGAGCTTGAAGCTGACTATCATCAAGTCAAAGTGAAAGGGGAACAATTTATCGTTCTTGTAGGATTGTTAGAAGGGAAACCTTATGAAATTTTTGCATTCAGACCTCTAAGACCTATTGATATTCCTCCCCATAAAGGAAAGATTATCAAGAAAGGTAAAATGCACTACAGCTTTGATAGTAAGTTTATTCAATTATCTGATTTACAGTTGGCTAATACTAATATAGAGGAGAAAGCCGCTACTTTATATTCATCAATGCTATTAAGACATGGAGTTAGCATTGAATTTATTACTAAAACAGCCAAAAAAGTAAATGATAATATAACTTCCTTCAGTTCTGCCATGTGTAGAATATTAGCCAAGTATATTAAATCTTCAGAGATTAAAGGAGAAGTGTGCCCAGAGTGCGGTGGAAACCTAGTTAGAGATGGAGGTTGTACACACTGCATGAATTGTGGTTATTCAAGATGTGATTAACTAATAACTATTTAATTATGGAAACTGTAGTATTGGATTATCAAAGTTCCACCGTGGATTGTATAAAAATACCAGAGGAGGTGGCTAATAAAATAGATAATGTAGAAGAGTACCTTAAAGCTATAGGATATAACGCAGATAGTATCTCTTTTATGGTAGGAAGTAAAATTATGTTTAAAAAGAAGAGGGCTTTGACTCCCCCTCATATAGTAGATTACAATTATTTGTTTTAATAATAAAAAGAAATAGAATAAATATGAAGCTTAAGATAAAAGTGAAAGTATTAGTAGATGGCTGCATGCCCGAAATTAGTAAACTTGGAGACTGTATAGATTTGAAAAGTGCTATTGACATGGACATTCCTGCTCCTCAATCAGGCACTCTCAAGAAAAGAGCAGATCAAGATGGAAATGAAGTTGGATACAGGAATGTAACAATGGAAACTTACTATGTACCACTTGGAGTGGCTATGGAATTACCAAAAGGATTTACAGCCAAAATACTGTCAAGAAGCAGCATACCTAGAAAGATGGGATTGTTCATTCCTAATGGTATGGGTTTCATAGATAATATTTATAAAGGAGAAGAAGATGAATGGAACTATATTTGTTCTCCAATGAGAGAAACCTCTATTAAAAAGGGGGATAGAATCTGCCAATTTGAAATCGGACTTAGTCAACATGCTTCTACATGGCAGAAGTTAAAATGGCTATTAAGTTCTGGAATAAAATTGGTTGAGGTAGAGAATCTGGAAGGAAAACAAAGAGGAGGTCTTGGTTCCACTGGACTTAGATAATAACTAAAAAAATTATGAGGCATGATATTAGATATAATAATCGTGATATTAATGGTATTAGCAGTAGCTTTTATTGCTAATACCATCATGGAAGTAAGGAATAGAAACAATAGTAAAATCTCCTTTAAAGAATCTATGGATTTAACAGAGCTACCAGTAGCAACATTTAACTGTAATAGAAAGAAATTAAATTTTCTATTGGACACAGGTAGTAATTTATCCTATATAAACAGTTCTGTTTTACCTCTTCTAGACCATGAAATCATTGATGGAGAATCTAGTGTGATAGGATTTGAAGGGAATGAAGTTAGTACTGGCTCTTGCAGAATTACAGTAACATATAAGAGAAAAAGATTTGAAGAAGAGTTTAATATAGCTGACTTAGATGCAGCGTTTAAAGTGATTAAGCAAGAATCCGGTGTACAATTTCATGGAATCTTAGGAAGTAGATTCTTTGAAAAATATAAGTATGTCATTGATTTCGAAAACTTGATAGCATATATGAAATAATGGATAACATAATAAAACTTAATTCTAGGGGAGGAATAGATAATTGTCTAAGAAAACTCAAGAATATGAGTGGAAAAGATTCCAAAACCTATGTATTAAAGCATGATTATATAAATGTGAAATCTGGGTATGTAGAAGAGACTAAGAGATTTATTTCTCCGCCAGGAGGCCCCATGATAATAGAAGGAGAGTTCCTGAAAGAAGCTGGAGCAGTTGTTAAGTCTATTATTTATTCAATAGGGTATGGACATATTATAATATTTGAATAATGATATATGTAGTTACGAAAAATATAGAATTATTTGAACCTGAGAAGTACAAAATAATAGGGGTAGACGAGAGTCTATCCCTACTTAAACCTCTTAGAATTGTAGGAGTTGATACCGAGACTAGTGGATTAAGTTGTCATAAGGATAAGCTCTTGTCATTGCAATTAGGGTGCTTTGATTTTCAAGTAGTAATAGATTGTCTTACTACAGATATTACTTTATATGAAAACTATCTTGAATCTGATAGGCTTTTCTTATTTCATAATGCCAAATTTGATCTACAGTGGCTTTATAAATACCATATAGTTCCTCGTAATGTCTATGACTTGTTTCTAGCAGAGAAACTAATGTGGTTAGGTTACCCTACTGTATTAAGTCCAGAAGTATGGGATAAGATACAATGTCCTAGATATGACTATGTACCGGCAGACCCTAGTAAAAAAAGTTCAAAAGCTAAATATGTTCTATATATGAATCTGAAAAAGCTAGGTGAAATGTATCTTGGAGTAGAGCTCGATAAATCCATAAGAGGGCAAATCATCTATAAAGGTCTTACAGAAGATGTCATAGTCTATGCTGCCAATGATGTAAAATATCTTGAGAAAATACAAGAATTACAATTGAAACAATTAGAGAAGCAAGGACTTCTTACTGCTATGGAGTATGAGAACAGGGCTATACTTCCTATTGCTTATATGTGCTATTGTGGCATAAAGATGGATACAGATAAATGGCAGAAAAAAATGAAACATGATCAATCTATTCTTGATAGCATTAAAGGTGAAATGGACAGATGGCTTATAGAGCATGAGCCCAATTCAAAGTATATTAAAATAGATAGGCAAGGTAGTTTATTCTCAGGTTTTAATACTGAACCCCAAGTGGTTCTTAATTGGAATAGCTCCAAACAAGTTATTCCTTTATTTAAGAAATATGGGGTTGATACAACTTCTCTTGACAAAGATGAAGGAGAGGATAAGGATAGTATAGGAGCTAAGGTATTGGCTCCTCAGAAGGATAAGTGTGGTCTTATTCCCTTATATATAAGGTATAAGGAAATGAAGAAGCTGTGCAGTACCTATGGGGCAAATGTACTTAAACAGATAGATAGGGATACTGGAAGGCTATATACCAACTTTAACTCATTGGGTACTGATACAGCAAGAATAAGCTCAGGAGGTAAGGACAAGTCAGCTAAGGTTGAGTACGTAAATATGCTTAATATGCCTGCTGATGCTAGGACTAGGGCTTGTTTCATAGCTGAAAGTGGCAATAAATGGATAAGTGCCGATTACTCAGGGCAAGAATCATTTATCATGGCTGATGTAGCTGATGATAAGGAGATGATTAGAGAGCTTACCTATGGTGAGAAGGACTTACATACACTAACTGCGAAGATAGTATTTCCTGAAATTCCTAAAGATATGCCTGCCAAAGAAGTTAAGAAGCAGTATCATAAGTTGAGAAGTGAGGCTAAAGGTTATGAGTTTGCTTTTAATTACGCTGGTAATGACAACACCATTATGAGAAACTTCGGGCTTACAGCTAAAAGAGCTAAAGAGATATATGACAATTATATGAAAGGTTTTAATGGTCTTAAAAGATATATTGAGTTCAGAAAGAAGGACTGGTTCAGTAAAGGCTATATAGACCTTAATCCTAAAGTTGGATATAGAGCCTATATCTATGATTGGAACTATCTTAGGAAGCTACAAGTAAAGTTTAAGGAACCTAGGTTTTGGGATTACTATAGGGAAATGAAAATAGATGCTCCTAAATGTGATACGGTGCAGATGGTAAAAGAGTTCTTTAAGAGGAAGTCTGATTCTGATAGGCAATCCGTTAATTATCCTATACAGCATACTGGAGCATTGTGTTATAAGGTGAGTATGATAAACTTTTTTGAATACTTAAGACGTAATGACTTATTATTCAAGGTGTTAATTACTGTAACACCCTACGATAAGTAATTTTGTTGTAGTAAAACAGTGTTAATTGCTTGAAACCCTTAAAGATTTAATCACTGAATTATTGTAATAATAAACTAGTAAAAGTATTAAATATGATTTTAAGTAACTTAAGAGAAATAGGCAATAAGCAGCTTTATGATTTTACAAGAGAGCAAACTCAGGTTTTTCTTACTGCTATATTAGGGGATGGTTGCATATCTACTACTAATAGTGGTAGTACTATATATACATCCAATTGTAAGCATAAGGAATACTTAGAGTATAAAAAACAATTAATTGGTAAAGGCAAAATAAATCATGTAGACAGCAATGGTTATAACCAAACTCCCATATATACTTATTATGGAGGAGCTTGGTTTTCACTTAAATTAATCAAGGAACTCCCTATAGAAGAAGTAGTGAGTAATCTTGATGAGTTAGGTTTAGCATTGTGGTTCTATGATGATGGGAGCCTTCATAAGAGGGACTTATATTACAACCTTAATACTCAGAAATTTTCTCTGAATATTCAAGAAAATGTATTTATTCCTTTCTTTGAGAGTATAGGAGTAAAAGCTAAAGTAAGAGTAGATAATAATCATAGCAGACCATTATATTATTTAGGAATAAATAAATATGAGGGAGCCTATATTATTCATTCTATATTAGCTAAATATCCTATTAATTGTTACTCTTATAAATTATGGAGTTCAGAGACTATCCAGAAATGGAGTAAGCTGCAAGAGCAGCTGAAAAGCACTGATAGAAATCTAACCAATGGGCAACTAGCCTATATGTGGAGATTTTTATAAGATATAGTCCGACCTTTAGAGAAATCTAAAGAGAATATGTGGAATCGACATATTCGTAACATATGTGGAAATCAACTGTGAAGCTCCAGAAGAGATAGCGGAAGATATAGCTAAAGTACTATATGATATAATGGTTAAAGCTGGAGCATATTTTGTTCACAGGGTAAAGTTGGATGTAGACGTGTCCAGACATAAATTATGTATAGGAGACTTTGAATTTAATGGAGAGAAGATCATGGTTAAGGGCGATGTTATAGCCTCTATGGGAGAAGATGTTCTAGTAAATATCAGAACTAATCAGTCTTATAAAATAAAGGACTTACCAAAGAGCTATAGAGAATATCTTGATGACAATGGTCCTCTTCCAACCTACTGGGTTCATTAATTAAGATAATATAGTAAAAAAAAAATAAATTAAGGAAATGGTAAAAATTAATAAAGTGTATAAAGATCTTATAGATAAACTTGAAAATGCTATAAGGGCAGGAGTATCTATAGAGGCTTTAGATCCCATAAGATCTGTAATGAATGAACTGAAAATTTTAGGACAAAGACCGGAACTGGACAGTAGTGTAGATTCCTTTATGGATATAACTACCAATATGGCTAAAGTTTATGCAGCTAAGAACCATGATTATGGTAATTCCTTTGATTGCTCTCTCAATAAGTTTGGACTTATAGCAGGTCTGGTAAGAATGGGAGATAAGATGAATAGACTAGAATCATTAATTAACAAGAAGGCTATGGTTAAAGATGAGTCTATCAGAGACACTCTTCTTGATTTAGCTTCATATTGTATAATGACTGTGATGTGGTTGGATAAAAATGAAACTGGTAATGATTCCGTATAGAATAAAACACAAGGCTACTGGGCTTTACTATAAGCCTGGTAGACCTAATTTGTCTAAGATAGGGAAAGCCTACGGTACAGGAAATAATGGATTAAACTATATGGGAAATAATAAGTTTGTGAATATCATTAGTACTAAAGCACCTTTATCTAGAAGGCTTGAATCCTTGGGATATAAACTAAGATGGGTTGAATTTGGGACTCACTGTTGCTTTGAGATTCCTAAATCTGAATTTGAAATAGAATATCTAACTAGTAACGAAGGAGGGAAGTAGATGGTAATAGCAGTAGATTTTGATGGAACTTGTGTAACTCATGAGTTCCCTAAAATAGGTAAAGATATAGGTGCAATACCTGTATTGAGAAAACTAGTAGAGAAAGAACATCAAATTATCTTATATACTATGAGGAGTCACTGTAACAATAAATGTGTTACCAATGAGGGTGTTAGACTTGTGGATACTCTTCAGGAAGCTATTGATTGGTTTCGTAAAAACGAGATTCCTCTATATGGTGTCAATGAAAATCCTACCCAACATAATTGGACTTCCTCTAAAAAGATATTTGCACATATTTATATAGATGATAGTGCTCTTGGGATACCACTAAAGCATGATGAATATAGTACATTACCCTATGTGGATTGGAATGGAGTAGAGATTTTACTAAAGATGAGAGGAATTTTGTAGATTTTAAAAAGATTCCATGCAAAGAAAACAATATACAAGGAGAGAATTTATTAAAATGGTAGAGAGTAATGGCTTCTATTATGATAGATGTAATGGAAGCCATTCTATTTACATAAATAGTGAAGGGAGGCATATCAGCATCCCGAAGAACATTAAGGACGTGATTATTAGGAGGTTGATTAAGGAGAATAACCTAGATACGAACCTAAAGAAAAGAAGAAATGACTGAAAGTGGATATTATCCAGAAGGAGTGGAACATAATGATCATTCCCCATGGAATATGAAATCAAATTCAAGTAGGAAAATTGAGGTTGAAGCTATTATAACATTAAGTAAGATAGTGTCGATATGGGTAGATGACTATACAATAGTGGATTCAGGAGTAGATGAAGATGGGGATTACTTCGAAGATATAGACTACTCAGAGTGTGATATAGAAGGAGCAGTAAGAGACCAAATTATACTACCAGATAAAGGTAATTTAAATGAGTGGAAGGTAGATAGTCTAGAAGTAGAAATTAAGAAATGTTGATGATATAATAAAGAAATGAAAGCAAAAATTAAATCGACAGGTGAAGTACATAATGTGCTGTACTTGGAATTTTTAGGACGAATGAAAGGATAAAGATATGGAAAGACAAGTAGGAGAAATATTTGAGTACAACGGTGAGTGGTATCAGTGCGTGGAAGGAACAGGATGTTATAAATGTGCCTTTTATGATAAGAATATTTGCATTGCTAATAATCCGCATTGTACATGTAGAAGTGATAAGAAGAATGTCATATTCAAGAAACTTGAAAAGGTAGGAGAGCCTTACGAATACTTTATTCGAGGTATGGGTATCATAATAGTCCAAGAATACATCCTTGCAAATGCAAGTTATATCTACGATGACAATAGACATGTAGTTATGATGGATTGTCAAAATGGAAGAATAGCAATAGAAATCAAACAAAACAAAGAAGATATGGAAGAAAAGAAATTAAATCTTAAACCCTTTGACCTTGAAGCAGCCAAAGATGGCAAGCCAGTATGTACTCGTGATGGTAGAAAGGCAAGGATTATTTGCTTTGATAGAAACTGGGAATATCCCATTGTTGCTCTTATAGAATATGAGAATGGTGAAGAAATGATTAGTGCATGTGATAAAGATGGAAAAGCCAGAATTTATGAAACACAGGGTACTGACCTTATGATGCTTATCGAAAAGAAAGAGGGATATGTAAATATATACACTAATCCAAGAGTAGGTGATAGATATAGTAGTAATACTATTTTTCCTTCAAAAGAAGAAGCAATACAAGGGATAACAAAATCACTGGGAAATTATATCAATACAACTAAAATTGAGTGGGAGGAGTAAATATGAAGAAATTTTTATTGCTTTTATTAGTGATGAAATTATTAAAAAAAAGAATAAAGTTATGTGGATAGCAAGAGATAAATATGGCAGTTTGTTCATATTCGATAAGAAGCCAAAGAAATTAGAAAATTCTTGGTGGGTAATGGACGGGACTTTTCATTGTTCTGAGATTGATGGTAATATGTTCCCGGAAGTAAAATGGGAAGATGAAGAACCTAGGGAGTTAATATTAAAATCTCTAAAAGAGAGAAACTGTAAAGATAATGTAAGACCTTTACATTGTAATAATTGTGGAGGTACAAATATTCTGAAGCATGCATGGGTAGATGCTAATACTTTAGAATTTGCACAGGAAGATTGGGCAAATAATGAATACTGGTGTGAAGATTGTATGGAAATAGAGGATATTGCAGAAGAGGAGGAGATAGATGAAAGTAATAAAGATATATGCTGATTGGTGTGGACCATGTAAAGAGTTAGAAAAGTTATTGAAAGAGTGTAATATTGAACATGAAAGTGTTAATATAGACTCTATGGATGGAGAAGGACTCTCTCTCAAATATAATATTAAATCACTCCCTACACTATTAATTACAGACAATGAAGGTAATCTTTTAAGAAAGTTGTCTGGAATGGTATCAAAGGAGAAGCTAGTAGAATTTATTTATCAATAATTGTTGTATATGGAATTAATTAAACCTTCATGGGAAATCTTAGAACAGGAATCTGGGATAGATGGAATATACAAAGCCATAGAAAGAGCTGGAAGAACCTGTTATAAGTCTGAAGATAAGATTACAGAGAACTCAGCCAAGCCATTTGTAGATAGAATGATTAAGTCTGGTCATGGTGCTATGTTGGAGCATGGTACAGTGTATCTAGCTATGCCTATGGAGACTATAATACCTATAGAAGCTAATGGCTGGGGTAAATATACTAAGAATCCTTATTCAAAAGGATTCAAGGTATGTGAAGTTAATGGTCAGAGGAGAGTAGCTGTTACTACTAATCTCAGAGTGTTAGTAGAAAATGATTGGCTTGGTGACTTGCAGTATATCTGTGAGCCTACAGAGTACCATGAGAAGAGAGTCTGTGTAAGATATGTATCTGATATTCACTTCTATAAAGATATTACAAGGCATAGGGTATTCTCCTGGGCTATTGAGTCCACTCGGTTCTGTAATTATATGAAGCAAAAATTTGGCTCCAGTATATCATTCGCTACTCCTATATGGTTAAAAGAAGAAGAGGAATTAGAATTTGAAGAAGATTTAAGAGTTATTGAGTCTTTATATTTCAAGTGGATTAAGAAAGGGTGGCAACCTCAACAAGCTGCATATTTCTTAATTCAGGGGACTAAAGCAGAAATTATTATGACTGGATTTATTTCTGACTACAAACATTTCTTTGATTTAAGAAGTGAAATAGCTAGAACAGGTAATCCTCATCCTACTGTAGTAGAACTAATAGAGCCATTAAGACAAGAATTTATTAAAAGAGGACTGGTATGATGAATATAGATAAATTAAGAGAAGCCTGGCTGCAGGATAATCCTAAAATATTCTGCTTTTCAAATATTTTTAATTTTGTTCAATTCTGTTGGGCTCACAAGTTTACTCCCTATAACTCTGCTGTCGCATATGATGCTGAAAATGATGAAATGTATTTAGTAGAAAAAGAATATGAGAACGAATTTAGTTAAGAAAAAAGATACAAAATCACCTTTAAATGATGGTGTGCTTGATATGGTGATTGCATTTGATACTACTGGCTCTATGAGGGCTTACATCAATGCAGTTAAGTTATATGTAAAGGAACTGATTCCTAAACTTCTTAAGCAGAATCCTAACTTGAAGATAGGAGTAGTGGCCTTTGGTGATTATTTTGATATGCCAAGAAAAGATGTATTTGGTAAGGCGTATCAAGTATGTGAGCTTACTAATAATGAGGCTACACTTATAGAGTTTATTAATAGTGTCGAAAACACATATGGAGGTGATTCAGATGAATTCTATGAACTTGTTATCAAGAAGATAGTAGAGGAAACTAACTGGAGAGAAGGTTCTATCAAAGCAGTTCTTCTCATTGCAGATGCATCACCACATGAAGTGGGATATAATTATGGAGATAAAGTGATTAATAATCAAATTGATTGGAGAGAGGAAGCTAAAAAAGCTGCTGAAAAAGGAATCAAGTTTGATACCTTAACTATAGGAGCTACGTGGTATAAGGAACTCTCAAGTATTACTAAAGGTGTGAGTGTTCCATTCAGCACAAGCTCAAAGACTTCACAGCTGGTCGAAGCTGCTGCATTAGCAAGAGGAGGGGAAAAGACAAGAGGTCTTTATAAGACTACTATGGATAGCTTTGAAGCAAGTGGTGATATTGAAATGACTGCTGTATATGCAGCTTATTTAAAAGAAATAATATACTAAAATAATAAAAACATGAAAATAAATCTTACAGAAATTGAAGTAGGTGACGTCTTCTCAGAAGAGTCTCATTACATTGTAAAAGAAATAAAGAAGGATAGTGTTGTATTTGAACATCTTGAGAGTGGTAAGACTGTAAGTCTGAGCAATGCATATATTTATGATATGCTCAATACTTCTGACCAGTATGAAAAAGAAGTAAAGGTTACTAAGGAAGATAAGAAAGATGGTACTCCGGGTATAAGAACTATCTTTGAAGGTATTAAGTCCTCTGAGGTATTCACTGTGGTCTTCAAGAAACAAGACAAGGCTAAGGCTAAGAAACAGTTTGAGTCTGAGAGAGAATCTCAAAGAGCTGAGGCTATTGCGTTAATAGATAAAGCTAAAAGACAAAAGAAATCCATGGCTGTAGCCTACAAGGAAGCTCTAGAATTCATTCAAAACAATCCTGTAAAGGATTATATTGAAGGAGAGGATAGAGTACTAAGAGGTTACAAGATGCAATTCGTTTCAAGAGATGGTAAATATAAATGTATGGATATGGACATTAAAAGAACAGAGAAAGAGACCGGAGAGAGATATGTAAATATAAATACGATTTCACATCTCATTTATAATGGAGTAAAATATGTGGTAGAGTAATCTTTACACCTCTTCTTGACCATGTTAGAAAGTTTTCAAATGGGAGTAACGGAGAAATCCTGTTACTCCCTTAGTAATTTTTTTTTTCTCTTAAAGTCAAATAAGAATTCAAAATGTTACCTTATTCTAGTAAAGTGGATTGATATAAGTATCTTAAGAGGTTAGATGTAAATATATAAATTGATCTCTTATTTCTTCATACTATAATTAGTAATCAAATTAATTAATGACAACTTTCACACTTAATACCTTGGTTTATTAAGGATAAATACTTACCTTTGCTATTGTTTTTATTTAACAAGTATATTATATGAATAATTGTTTAGTAGCAACTAAAGAGATTAGGCACTTAACTGAGAAGTTACAAGGTGAGACAGAAGAATCTGTAAAGGGCCTTGTAGCTTTATGGCAAAAAGAGAATAATAAATCTATTGAAGAGTATCCTTCTGCAAAGGAACTTAATGATTTCAGATTTAAACTCAGAAGTGCAGATACAATAGAAATGCTTGATGAAGCATTATCTACTTCATTTGACACTCCTAAGATCTCTTCTATTGAAGAGCAAGCTAAGGTTGATTTAGACTTTGACCCAAGAACTAGAAGAGATAGAGTAAGCCTTATTGCTAGATTCTTTAGTAATGAGGTAGATAAAGCACTACAGGAAATGAATGATTCTCTTAATAAGAGAATGGATACAGCTTCTGATGAAGAAAGATTACAATTACAGATGGAGTTAAGCTCCCTTAATAGATTTGATGCCATAAAGAAATACACCCCTGCTGGATTATTTGACAGAGTATTGGATATATTTCAATCCTATATCAACGATACAGAAGAGAATAGAGTACAAATTGAACTTGGGGCAATAAATGCAAGAGAGCAGACATTAATTGATGAGGGTGTTATAGATGAATCTGAAAGATTCTCTGATGAACAAAAATTGGATGCTGCAAGAAGAAAAGCTGTATATAAGGAACAAGCTTATAGAAAAGTTGTTGATAACTTTAAACCTTTGGCAGAAGAAGCTAGCACATTACTCGTAATGACAGAAGGAGTTAGAATTGACTTGAACTATAGTGCTCCTAAAGATGCTAACTTAAATGATGATACTCCTGAAGGATACAGTGAGCTTGATGAGCAAGCTGATGATTATAATAAGGAAGAGACTTTTAAAGATGGCTGGATGACTAACTTTAGACAAGTTAGTTCCCATGAATCTTTATCTCAAGCAGTTAGAAAAGTTATTAGGGAAATACCCAGGCTTGACTATGAAGGAATGTATAAGGAAGATGATTTGGGTAATCTAAGGTATTTAGATGCTGATTATGTTCATGCAACTCTTATCGACAAGTTGAGAGATATGATTACTTCTGAAGATATGATCCCTCTTATACAGGGGCTCGAAAGGAATAAACCTTGGGTGACTCAAGTAAGAGAATTGCTTGAGGAGGATGATACGCTATTTTCTCAATTCTATCAAGATTTCAGAAAGGATTTCGTACCCTATTGGATCCAGAAGAAAAAGACGATGCTTGATGGTACATTCAAGATGCAAACCATTGCTATTAACAAGCCTGAAGGTGTATATTACCTTCTTGATGCTTGGAGAGATAACTATGAGAATGGTATGCAACTTGATAATGATAGTGTATATGAGAAGAATGGGGACATAAATATTGAAAATGCTGAAAAAGGTCTTAAGTGGGTCGAAACTCTAAACAATAAATTCTCTAATTTGGATACTGAAGCAAGATTAGAACTTCTTGAGGATGATAGGATCTGGAAAACTATACTAAAGCTGTTGAATATGATTGGTATTGATGCCAATCCCTCTATATTAAGAAATGCACTAACTGATATTAGAACTTCTGATACAGCTAAGTTTACTGACCCTATTATGGTCCTACTACCTCAATTGAATATTATATTCAAAGGAATCAAGAAGGGGGAAATAAAGTCAGAAACAGGAGAAGATGGAATAGAGAAGAGAGGAGACTTAATCAATACATTTGGTTCAGCTTATAGTGCGATTGCAAATATGATGGCTAATGTAACTGAAGATGCTATTGAAAGTAGTGTTAGAGAGAATGATAAGTCTTATTACTCTCATGTCACCCCAAATTATCTTGGAAAGTTAATTAAACAGCTTAAGAATGTAAGAGGAGATAGGAAGAGATTTGAAGAATTTATTAATACTGAGTTTAAGCAATATGAGTGGTTCTTTAAAGATGGGAGATGGAGAAGTGACTGGTTAGAGCAACTGGTTAACTCTGAGGAAATGAGAAGAGGCCTAAATCATAAAGTAGTATTGAACTCTGATAAAGTGGACTACACTAACTGGGATGACTTAGATTATACCTTAGCACTTCTTACTGAATATTGGGGAGACCCAGAAGATAGTAGAACAAGTGTGAAGTGGGCCTGGTATCATGTCCCTATTCTTTCAGATTCTCCTTCTGCTGAATTCATTAGATTCAGAAAATATGTAAGTGGAGTTGAATATGATGAGAATGGGAACAAGCTGACTTATGATGATATTATCCTTGATAAACTAACTGATTTAGTCAATCAAGAATATGACAGAATAATGCTTGTCAGAGCAAGAGATGAGGAATTTCAGAATAATAATCCAAACATCTCCCCTATAGCAAACTATGATATTTCCAGGAAGAAGGATGGAAGTATTAAGAGTATAGGGGGAGCTGAGTTTAAGTTCTTACCTGCACTTAATTCCATTAGATATAATAATGGAGAAACATTCCTTGACAGATTGAGTAGATTGAGCAGGGAAGGCAGTGGTGCTGAGTTAAAGGAATTCATTAGAGATACTCTTAGAGAAGTTATGGATAATGGCTTTGAAGAGGCATATAGAGACTGGGCAAGAATTGGTTTATTTGATGAGTTACCAAATGGAAAGTATAAGTACTTACCTTTTGCAGGTCAATCACAGCAGAACTCAAGAACTGCAAAGTCTCTTATCAAAGCTAAAGAAATCCTTGGTACTACTTTATGGACTACTGATATGGAGTTGTTATTGAAAGATTATAACAACAATAATCCAGTAGATGATAGAGTTGCTACAGATTTGTTCCAACAAATTAAAGACTTAATAAATCAGAAGTCTATAAGAGGAGATATTACTAAACAAGAAGCAGATAGTATTAACAAAAACCTTATAGTAAAGAATAATACAAAAGCTGCATTAAGAGAGTATTACTGGAATAGTAAATTAGCTACTTCTCAAATTATTGAGTTAACTACTACCGACTTAGCTTTCTATAAGAATGTAGAGGACTTTCAGAAGAGATATAAGGAGGTTCATGCCCCAGCTCTTAGAATGAATACCAAAGCTACTTATAAGGGAGAAAGAATTGGTAGAGATTGGGAAAGAACTATCTACTTGAAGGATGATGAGGTTGTATCTTCAGTACTGAGTGATATTGAAACAGTTCTTGATGAGAGAGTTAAGAAAGGTGAAATGCCCAAGATGGATAGAGATAATATTATTAACAAGTTTAAGGCAGTTAATGTTGCAGATGCACAGGCTTATAGAAGTTTAAGCTCCTATAGAGCAATACTTGGTATGTCTGGCCAATGGACAGATGAGATGGAGCAGGCATATAATAATTTCAAAAATGGTACTTGGAACATTGCTGACTTTAATATCATCTGGCAGACTAAGAAACCTTATGTATATACCCAAATTAGCAACATGAGTGGTGTAGAAGGTCATACTGGTATTAAGACTCCTGTACAGCATAAGAACTCTGAATTCTTATTACTTGCCATGCATGAGTTAATAGCTGGTCCACTTAGTAAATCAAGCAAGCTTAAAGCTATTAATGAATTCATGGAAGAGAACAATATTGATGTAGTTCAATTTGAATCTACTACTAAAGTCGGGAAGCAAGGTGTTATTGACCTTAACGAGGTTAGTGACTTCAGGCAAGTAAAGGAGGTATTGAAGAATACTACTATGCCTAATGGTATTGAGAATCCTAATGTAGTACATAAAATAAGCTATGAAGATTATGGTATTCAGACTGCAACTCCTGAACATGCTATTGATGCTGTGCAGCTTGTAGGTACTCAGATTAGAAAGTTGATTACTGCTGATATTGCATCAGATGCTATCATTGAGGTTGATGGTAAGAAAATGACCAAGCAGGAATGGCTGGACCTGTATAATGCAATCAATACTGAGAATATCTTGCAAGCATTCAAGAATGTGAATGATATATTCAAAGACCCTAAGAAGATAGAGGAGGCACTACTTGAAGAGATTAGAGGTAATCAGAGATATGGAATTGATATGGTCAGAGCCTGTACCCTTAATGAGAATGGTCAGTTCAATATTCCATTATTTGATCCTGTACAATCTCAAAGAGTACAGACTCTTCTTAATAGTATCATCAAGAGCAAAATCACCAAACAGAAGATTAGAGGTGGAGCATTGATTCAGGTATCTGATTATGGCTTAACTGATGAACTTCATGTGGTATTTGAAGGGGAAGGTGAGAACAAGAGAATTAAATATCTTGAATGTTACATGCCAGCTTATTCAAGAGAGTTCTATGAACCCCTTATGAAGGAAGGAACTCATGAACTTGATATTACCAAACTTCCTAAAGATCTTAGGAAGTTGATTGGTTATAGAGTTTAATCGAAAGATTGGGACTCGCTTTAGTAGTAATACTAAAGAATAATAAATTGGGTGAATTGCTGGAACATCCTGTTAGATTATTGATACAAAATTTGCATAATTCAAATATTTATAGTATCTTTGCACATATAAATCTACACAAAAACATTATATGGAAGAAGAACTATTTAATATTAAAAGTAGATTTGGAGAATATCCAAGCTATAAAGTAACTAAAAGTGGTAAAGTATTTAGTTATAGACAAGGTAACATTTTGAAACCTTTATCCTCAGTACTTGATAGTAGTGGCTATCCTATAGTGAAATTATACGATGACACTAACAAGAAAAGAACTATTGCAGTACATAGAATAGTAGCTGATACTTTTATTCCAAATCCTAACAATTTGGAATGTATAAACCACAAAGATGAAAATAAGACTAATAATTCTGTAGAAAATCTTGAATGGTGTACTAAGTCTTATAATAACTGTTATGGAAATAAAGCAGTTAAAATAGGATTAAAACTTAGAGAATCTAATCCTAATAAAAGACAGATTAATCAAATAGATAATGATGGTAATATTATAAATACTTACCAATCTATTAGAGAAGCTGCCAGACAATTAGGAAATATTAGGAAAGATGCTAACATAATTAGTGGTATTAAAACTCATCAGAAAAGATATGGTTATTACTGGGAATATGCAAGTGTGTGACAATTCAATAAGTAGGGACAATCAGCAGCCAAGTTATAACTTAAATGGTTATAAAAGGTTCAGAGACTAGGTATTGAAACTATGAAAATAGAATATAATATACCCACGAGTGCCCAACATCCTTATAGGATGAAGATATAGTCCGTGCTTTATGGAAACATAAAGAATTACAGAATAAACATCTGTAAGATAACAAAACAACCAACTGAAGATAAGTACTCAATGGCTCCTTTGTATATCAAAGGATTCTTACCTCAACAGAATGGTTCTGCAATTATGCTTCCTGCTGAGATTACCACTCTGTCAGGTTCTGACTTTGATGTGGATAAGATGTATATTATGCTTCCTGAATTCAAGGTAGATAAGTTTGACTTCAGAAGAGCAAAACAGGACTTTAAAGGTGAGCAAGAAATACTTGATGAATTAGCTACCTTATTTAGGGCAGGAAATCTATTAGAGGACTTTGCAAATGCACCTGTAGAGTTTAAGAAATGGTTTGAAGAAAACAAGGAAAAGTACAGACTTGATACATACAAGATTAGAAAAGTAAAGTATGACTTTAATAAAACTCCACAAGAAAATAGTCTTGAAGCAAGAAACAACTTGATGATAGATATGATGTGGGGAGTTCTAACGAATACAGATACAGCCTCTAAGATTCTTAACCCAGGTGGTTTTGATTATCAAAAGAAAGCTGCAAGAATTATTAGTATTCTTAGTTCGAGCTATGAATCAGATTTAAAAAGAGACTTAAATATTTCTGATGGCTCGATTATTACTAAGTTACTTTCAATGGATTTAAAAGAACTTGATAGGCTTACTGAAAAAACTAAGAAAAGACTTGACCCTATTTCTCCAAGAACTCAAGTACAACTTCATCAACAGAATATGACTGGTGCAAAACTGATAGGTATATATGCAAATCATAATGCTAATCATGCTTTAATGCAACATACTGAATTAGGCCTTGATGTAGAGAATGGCTCATTTATATTGAATGGGAAGAGACTTATTTCTTTACATAACATTATGAATGAAGACAAAGAGTTTATATCAAAGAATAATGCAGGTTTCTTGGCTGCATCTGTGGATAATGTGAAAGATCCTGTGTTGGCTGGTATTAACCAAAATACATTCACTGCTGATGCTTCTATGCTTCTTTCAAGACTAGGTTATAACCCTATTGAGATAGGTTTGCTTATGACACAACCTATTGTTATGGATATTACCCAGACTTATTTTAGGGAGAGTAGAGAAGGTAAAGGTAAGGACACTGTGATTGATGAAATCCTTGTAGAATATAAGAAGAAGGCTGCAATGATGGAAGAAGTTACTTATGATAACTATAAGAATAATGACTTCCTAATTGAAGACCTTGCCAACAACATCCTTATTGCAAAGGAAATGGCAGGCATCACAAGTGCCCATCAGACTTCTGATTACAGTAAGGTTGAGTTCTATAAGAAACAAGTTGCTGTAGGATTCCTATTTAAGAGAATAATGAGAACTGCTGATAGCCTTGGTCAGCTTGTGCAAGCTACAAGGTCTGATACTCAAGGTGGTGCAGCAGGTCCAACTATTGCTGATACAAAGCTCAAAATCCAAAAGGTTCAAGACTTCTTGAAAGATATGGAGGAGAATGACAAGTTTCCACTTGTAGGGGCAGATGTAATCAGTGACAGTATTTCTCTTAATGATGACATTGACAACATAAGAGAGCAATTGCTTGCAAGTAAATTGCCTTTCTTACAGGCATTCTACACACTTGGATTGAAGCAATCAGAGAGAATGTTAAGCAAGTATTTCCCTCAATTCACTGAGTCATTTGATGAGGTAGTTGATGTTCTTAGAAACATGACAAAGACAGGTAGATTAAATGTGAAGACTATGAATAGTATTTACAATGATTTGCTTGCTTATATAATGTCTAAGACAGATTTCTTTGGTGCAGAACCTGATTGGAGTTCAGTAGATGAGAATGGTAATCCTACAAAGATGATTACATCTGCTGACAAGAGAAGGGACTTCATCAATAATTTCCCAACTTACTTCAAGAAAGTGGTTGCAGAGAATGAGGATATAGCTGACCTTGAGTTTATTAAGAGACTTAGAGTGATAAGGGCAAATGATACAAATCCTGTGGACACTGTGGTGTTTAAGAATGTTGGTCAATTGAGTCCCACTCTAAGAGAAAGATATATGAGAGACTGGACTTCTCTATTATATATGAGTAACCCAGAAGCTCAAAAGCTTGCTCTTAACTTATTCAGATACAGCTTCTACAGAAATGGCTTTGCATTTGGTCCTAATACCTTTATTCATTTAGCTCCTGTAGCTGTAAGAAGTGCAGTTCCAGAGTATATTGAAACACTAAGAAGTCTCCTTACATCCGAGGATGACTATAGTGACTTTGTTGAACAGTATGTCTACAATCATCTTGATAATAGAAAGCTTGTTCCTGAAATTCCTGATGATGCTTCAACTTTATTTAGAGGTGAAGATAATGGGATTAAGGATGAAGTTACATTTGTAATAGATGAAAATGCTAATTTTGGGGATAAAAAAATCATCAAGAAGAGAATAGATACTCCTGATGGTCCTGTATATGACTTCTTTGATTTCATTGCAAGAAGAAACAAAGGTAACTATATTTATTACAGATTAACTGCAGATAGAGTTGAAGAGTCTAATGTAGCCGTCTATAGAAGGATTGAGCCACTTGGATTCAAGAATAGCTTTATTGAATATGAGTATGGTAAGGAAGCAAGTGAAATGACTTCTGTAATTGATAAGAACAAGAAAGGTTATAATCCTAATGCTGTTATTGATGAAGCAGTTACTTCTTATGAAACTCCTCAAATGACAGAAGAGGATTTGGCTTATTCTGAAATGTACAGAGAGGCCTTTAGTGAGGATGCATTAAGACAGGCTTATGAAGATATATATGGCTCTTCCCTTGAAATTCCCTCAGGTTCAGAAAATGATGTAACGTCTATTCAGCCTAATGTAGATTATAGAGATGAAAATGGTGACAGTATTTGTGGTACAATAAATTTATTAAGTTAATAAGATATGTCAAGAAATTGTGCAATTATTCCTCAAGTGAGAAATGATAAAGGCCAGATAGTAGACAGCAAGCTCTTCAAGGGCTTGCTTGCCTACACTGGGAATAATAGATCAGAAGCTACCAGACTTTATTTAATTACTAAGAGTAGTGAATTTATTAAGAATTGGAATTCTAAGCTAACATTAGATGAAAACAATGAACCCACAATCAATAGTTTGCTGAAAAAGACTAATTTTAGTGATGTTATTCCTGAGTCTAAAGTACTTGAAAAGCTGAATAGAGATATTGGATACTATAAGAGAGGAATGAATAGACCCGCTCTTTGGATAAATAATGATGAGAACTATCAGACACTATTACAGAAAGCAATCTCATTCAATCAAACCTCAGATTTCAGAGATGATTATGTAGCTAGAATCATTAAGATTCAAGATACTGAATCACCAAGAATACTCATAGGAGTAAAAGTTGAAAAGAGAAATAGGCTCAATTCAATTGAAGCTGATAAAATGATATACAATTCCAATCTCAATAATAGATTAAGAGATATTCTAGCAGCTAACGGTGTTACAACAGGAGTTCTTACAAATCTTGAGAAAAGAATGGGTATTAATGGGGTTACTGATTTTGATACAGCAAAAACAGCAGCTAATGGATTAGTAGAGATGATTAGGTTGGCTAATGGTATTGAAGGAGAGAAAGCTCTTCCTGAAGAGTTTGCTCACTTTGCTATTGAAGCTATGGGAGAGTCTCCTATTATTAATAGATTAATCAATAACCTAAATTCAAATGGTCTCGTAGATGAAATACTTGGTGATGAATATGATACATATAATACACTCTATAATGGAGATACTTCTAAATTAGCCAAGGAAGCAGCAGGTAAATTACTTGCAAAACATTTGTTAAAATCAGAACCCATAGAACAGAAACCCTATAAGAACTTATTGGAGAGAGTTATCTCAGCTATTAAATCCTTCTTCAAGACCATAAATGTCAACCAGATACAAAAAGCTATATATGAAGCAGATAAAGATTTTAGTAGATTAGCAAGGGATATCCTTAATGGTAGAATGGATGAGGAGATAAGTATAGATAATATCAAGTCATCTGATCTATTCTATCAAACCAATGAAAGAATTCAAAGAGATAGAAAAGTACTACAGAATATTATTAATAATGAGCTTAGAAGACTTAAGATTTACGAAAAGAGAAATCCTAATAGTCAATTTAGTACCAATCAAAGGCTCCTTATTGATAGACTAGAAATGGAGCTATATGATAACAATGAAATTGAAGGAATTTACTCTTTTCTTGATAATGCTCTTGAAGAGTTACAAAAAGTAAGTTACAGACTTGAATTACTAAGGGATACTCCGGCAACTAATGTAAATAAGAGAGCTTCTGTATTAAGGGATGTGAGGAATTATATGTACTCTTATAAGAATATTATAGAGGACATAAGGAAGGCACTAGTGGATGAAGAGAGATATGATGACAATAGGTATGGTCAAAGAGTGAGAGTATTATTAAATGATACTTCTAACTTGCTTGGAGACTTATTTGTTAAATATAATAGTGTGTCTATGCCATTATTTGTAGACTTTATCAAACCTTTTGTAGGGGAAAATATTATGATACCTTTTGGCAAATTTAAGGGTAAAGTAATTAAGGCCGAGGATTTGGTGAAGATGGCTGATAAGGATATATCTTTCTTTGATAGATGGCTGGATAGTATGGCAGATTCTTCGGATTATATGTTAAAGGTAATGGATCAAGCTGTCAAGAAGAGTAAAGAACAGGCAAGATCAAGAACCATTGATGTGATGAAACAATTACAGGCTGCTACTATCAAACTTGAAAAGGCTGGTATTAAGAATACTGACTGGATGTTTGAGAGGGATAGTAAGGGTAATTTAAGTGGTAATTACATCTCTGAAATCAATCAAGCCCTGTTCAAGGAGAAAGTAAGGGAAATGTTCAAATCTCTTAATGAGAAGTATGGAAAGAACCCTGTTGGTGAAAATGCTGAGAAGTATAAGAAAGAAAGACAAGCTTGGTTTGATGCCAATATGGAAATAGTCAATGGTAAGAAAGTACCTAAGATGTCAATCTATGGTAATAAGCAATACCAAAGACTAAATGCAGCTCAGAAAGAGTATTATGATACAGTGATGAACATTAAGTCCCAGTTGGATTCTTATTTGCCTGAGAAGTACACTACACTTACTAATGCTGTCAAGATAAGAAAGGACTTACTTGAGAGAGTTAAGTCATCTGATGGTGTGAGGTCAGGGGCAAAGCAGATATGGAAAAGTATCAAGGATGAGTTTATTAGAAGAACTGATGATGTGGACTTTGGAGACAGAGCTACAGTGAAGGACTTTGAAGGCAATGAGGTACAGACTCTTCCTATATACTTTACTAAACTGAAAGAGGGAGAAAGTGCAAATGACTTGTCTACTGACATTGTAAGTACTCTCACAGCCTATGCTGCAATGGCTAATGACTTTGATGAAATGAACAAGGTTATTGATGTGCTTGAATTAGGTAGAGACTTGTTAAGAGAAAGGCAAGTAATTCAAACTCAAGGGGGTAAGCCACTTGTAGAAAAGTTCAAGGCAGTAGGTAGAAAGGTTGAGAGTAAATTAACCAAAGAAGGAGAAGCTACAAGATTTGTCCAAAGACTGAATGACTTCTTTGAAATGCAAGTATATGGAAGATACATGGCAGATGAAGGTACATTTGGCAAGACAAATATTGATAAGGGTAAAGTTGCTAACTTTGCAAATAGAGTTACTTCTATGAACAACTTAGCACTCAATGTTCTTTCAGGTATTTCCAATATAGCTACTGGTAAAGTGATGATGAGAATTGAGTCATTTGCTGGTGAGTTCTTCAATGAGAAGAATACAATTACTGCTGATAGGATATATGGTCAATCTCTTCCTGCATATCTTGCTGAGATAGGCAATAGAGTAAAGACAAGCAAACTTGCCCTATGGGATGAGTTGTTCAATGTAATGCAGGAATATGAGCAGGATGTCAGAGAAGTGAACTTTGATAGGAAGACTTGGTTCAGCAGAATGTTTGGCACATCTACATTATTCTTTATGAATAATGCAGGAGAACACTGGATGCAGAATAGAACTTCTTTAGCATTAGCAGATGCTTATAAGATGAAAGCTCCTAATGGTAAGATTGTTAGTCTATGGGATGCCATGGAGGTAGTACCTATTGATAAAAATAATAAGAAACTAGGGACTAAACTTCAATTAAAGCAGGGTTATAAAAAAGCTGATGGTTCTGATTTCACACAAGATGATATTATTAAATTTAGTCGAAGAAGTGCTGCGATTAATCAGAGAATGCACGGTATTTATAATAAAGCTGATAGATCTGCAGTACAGAGATTGGCTATTGGTAGAATGGGTATGATGTTCAGGAAGTGGATAAAACCATCTTTGAATAGAAGATTCAAATCAGCTTCATATAACTATGACTTAGATGCTTGGACTGAAGGTTATTATAGAACGAGTGGTAGATTTCTATTGCAGCTCGCAAGAGATTTAAGAGAGACTCAATTTAATATTGCCGCTAGGTGGAATGAACTTACTTCTACTGAAAAAGCTAATATAAAAAGAGCCTTAACTGAAACAGGGCATTTCTTAGCAGTAATGGCTATTATAGGTCTCATTAAGTGGTCTGATGATAAGGATAGGCCATGGCTAGTCAGAATGACTGAATACCAGACGAGAAGATTATATACTGAATTAGGTGCTATGATACCTGGAAAATCTATGATTTCAGAAGGCTTAAAGATCGTTAAATCTCCTGCTGCTGGTGTAAATACAATAGAAAATATACTGGATTTAACTAAATTACTCAATCCTTGGAACTATACAGATGAGATACAATCAGGCAGATATGAAGGACATAGCACAGCATATAAGTCATTCTTTGAATCTCCTGTAATTCCAATGAATAGAACTATATACAGGGGATTACATCCAGAAACAGGAATTCCATTCTTTAAACAATGAAGTGTCTACTAATGAAGCATATTGTAGATAAAAAAAGGAGGAACAATATTCCTCCTTTTTTTTTGCTTTCTCCCTAATAAAAAATTTCACCATAATGTTCAGATGGCTAGACATGCAATAGCTTGATCTCTCTCGGCTATAGAGATAGAGTCAAATTGCTCTTTAGTCCATCCCTTATTAAGTAACTGCATTTGAATATCTGAATCTAAAGAATCAAATAACAACTCAATTCCTGTAGATTTTCTAAGTCTGTTCAATTCTCTTTCCTTATATCTATTAAACATTGGGACAGTTAATAGTTGAATCTTATGACCTACAGCATTATTGGCTCCTTCTCTAGTAATTCTATATAAAAATGCTTCTCTTATATTACTATTACGAAAGGCTCTCATTGCTGCATCTACAGTATAATAAGTTTTATAATTGAGTTTTCTTAATTCTTCATTAGCCTTCTTGAATTCATCATTCAATGCTTTTTCTAGCTCTTCTGGAGACACTATTCTATTCCTAGATTGATTAATTGAGAAAATATTAAGGTTATCTCCAGCATATTTGCCCTCATTTATCATCTGATAATAAGCAATAAGATGTGGCTGTACCCTATTCCAATTTGTTACTTTTACATATAGGTCTCTGAAGAAATTTTTTATCCTATCAAAAAGCCCTTTAGCTTGTCTAGTTTGCATATATTCTCTGAAGCCTTCTGCCATATCTTCTTCAAGATCTAACTCAGATTTATCTCCGTACATTTCTCTAGCCTCAGCTAATAATCCTTGCCTTTCTGTTTGGTCCAGAAGGAGGTTGAAGACAACATGGAATGCTTCATGATAGACAGTTCCTTCTGCAGCTATATCAGATAGAGTAACTATACCATTGTTAAATTGCCCCCAAGCTAAAGTTCCTTGGCTACCAACTCTAATGAGACCTTTTACCACTCTTATTCTATTATCTTCTGATAATTGAGGAAGTATCTTTCTTACCCATGCAAGTTCCTTTTCTTGATTCCAAACATCTCTTGTTTTATTATCTACTTCTCTTAACTTATGTCTAGTTCTAGAAGCCTTTCTATTGTTTACTGTTTGTTCAGCTTGTGCTGTTTTAGCTGCTCCAGACTCAGTAGAGGTGGATAATATATTAGCAGGAGTCTCAGGTTTAGGTACTTCAACTGCAGGAGCAGATGAAGGATCGAATATAAGAGTTTTCTCATTTGATATATCTAGCACTCTCTGAGGATTACCATTAAGTATCTTCCTGATAGTATCCTTAGCTTGCTGTTCAGTAAGAGTCATTGGGTCATTCTTAATAAGAGTAATTGAATTACCATTAGGAAATATCGCCATATATGAATTACTTGCAACATGAGCTTCTTCACCCTGTCTACCAAATCCCTTAGTTATATTAGGTATCTTAGCCATATACACATCAACACCATTCACTTTACCAATAGGAGTTAAGTAGCTCTTATGCAACTTACTATCTCTTACGAAATAGCCTACTTTGCTATCCTCAAGACTATATTCAGGAAGTACATTATTAATAGGATCTTGTGTTTCAAGAGCACTATTAAAGACTGGTACTGTTGAATTAGTAGAAGTAGGCTCACTTGCTTTTACAGCACCTACTAATGGCACATTAACACTAGGATTATAAGTAATTATTATACCCTTCTCCTTTGTTACTCCCTCAACAATATCCTTATTATAGCTAGTAACAAATGGTAAAATAGCAAGTGTTGTAACAGGAGCATGATACTGAGACTCAAATAGATTTTTGTATGCAGATAATTGTAGAGTATAATAGTCTCTAGTACTTATTCTTTGAGTGGCTGATGGATTAGTAAAGTAATTTACTTTGTTACCATATCTATCTATAAAGTCATAAAAACTATACCTACTTGTTTTTACATCATATATTCTAAAATTTCCATCTGCATCAACTGAAAGAATATCAACTTCTCCTGCAACTCTTGTTCCATCAGCATACTTTTGAAATAGTACAATATTATTAGTTAAAAATCTCTCACCTCTTGATTCAATATTAGATCTAATTTCTGTAAGTGAAGAAATTAAGTCTGCAAAGGCTTTCTCATTCATATTATCAGGTCTTATAGGGGTATCATTCGATGTAAAGAAGTTCCTGATTACACTATCTACGGCAGTGCCAGCATTTAGAGCTCTCTGTGACTTAGTTTCAGACATACTATCCCTTATAATGTTTACAATAGTATCTCTATTTCTTACATCAATCTTCCCACTAAAAGCACTTAAATCAACTTTCCAGTGATTACCTAAATACTTCAAATAGTTATTATACTGAGTAACATTATCTGATAATTGAGATAATTTTACTCTTATATCTTTGAGAGAATCAGACTGTTTCTTTGACTCAACCCAATTACTTCCTAATCTATTATGTACTCTTTCATATGCATGATACTGGCCATCTTCCTCAAGTATATAGTAGAATTCACTATCAGTTCTTGCCTTATCTACTTTCTTTTGGTTCTCAGCTATTTGTGCTATGACTTTCTTACTATCTCCTACAGTTCTTTCTCTTCCAGCAATCTTATCTTTAACCTTCTGAGCATTTTCACCTGTTAAATATTTTTGGGTTCCTCTATCCAATACCTGACCACTTGGTAATAGAATTTTGTTATTCCATATCAAAGAGCCATTGGTAGCATCACCAAAGTTAGCATTTGCCCAAGCTAAGTCACTGATTAATTGAGCATTTTCAGGATATATTCTCTGATTATTACTATCGTATATAATACCAGTAGTTAAGTCTACTCCATAAGTAACACCATCAATAACCACCTTAGTACCTGTGATAACACCTTCAGTTCCACCTACAGGGGTTTCTATCTTCCTTGTAGTATCTGGAGATATGGATGCAGGACTTATAGCTTGATGTAGGTTACCCTCTATATCAAAGTAATCAGTAGTAAACCAACTACTTATTACCCTTGCATCTGAGATATTTGATGTAAGTACATTAGAATTGATAAGCATATTATTGTACCCACCTTTATTCAACATACCTAGATTCACTTGAAGAAGTAAATTGAAGTCAAGAAGAATTTCCCTTATTTCCTTCGAGATATCATCAATATTTTTTAAAGCAGGTCCTGTCTGTATCTCCTTATCTCCTATAATAGAATATAGAGTATTTTGGTCCCATTTTTCAGTCAAGAATACTGTTTTTACAGTCTCCTTCCTTATCCTTTTACCATCTTTCTCTTCATATATCTCATTACCTTGAGCATCTCTTTGTACTTTAGTAAATCTAATACCATTACCTGCATCTGATGTAAACCAATCAATATGCAAATCTCCAGTGTAAAGGTTAGTTGAAAGAGACTTTACTGCATTATTTAAGTCATCTTCACTCAATGAATTAGCAAGTGCTTCAATAGACTCCTGTATATTTTTATACATCTGTGCGCTTTGTATTTCAATATCATCAGGATTGAATTCAGTTTTATTGAAGTGCTTCACTCTTAAAGCAGCAGGTGAATATTTACCAGCAGCATTAGGAATAAGTAGATACATTCTACCCTCTTTTTGAGCCATATCTACTGGTTTGATAATAAGACTATCATCTATTTTACCATTAGTAGAAAGAGTACCATTCTTGATTATACCAAAGATAGGTTCTCTACCTTCCCCTAATACATTAGGTATATTAGCCAAGCTTCTTTCCTCAGTACTATAAGGTATTCTACCTACCATTATTTGTGATACTCTTGTGGTAGGAGTAGCAATGAATTTCTTAGTTTTATCACCTCTTTGTGTAAATTCAGCTTTTATCTTCTCTTCAAGACCAGCAAGACCTTCATATCTACTTACTGAATAGTCAGATTCGTCAAGACTACCTACAATCTGATTGTTTCTTCTATCTACAATGAAAATTGTATGGTCATTGAATTCAGGGTCAATCATAAATCCAAGCTCATCACCTACCTTTAGATTACTCTCATTCACATAAGTAAATGCACCATTACCTTTTAGATAGTTATATAACTCATCAAAATTTACCCCATGCTCCCTTTCAGCAGCTACTATATTGAATGGTCTAAAATCTCCCTCCTTGCTTGCTTGAATATGCAGTTCAGGTATTGAAGGTCTATAATAAGGCCTTTTACCCTTTTGTTTACTATCAAGTGATTGTGGAGTCTCTATTCTGTCATTAGTTTCCTTATTCTCATCTCTTACTTGAGTTGAAGTTATATTACCTGCAGGAGGCTCATAAGTAGTAACAGGAAACCCTCCAGTATCAACTGAAGGAATAGTAGAGGTTTCACTATCTCCTGTAGTGTCTTTTGTAGGAGCTGAAGGATTTGGTTTACCTTTTTCCCTTAATGTTCTATAATCTTGTGAGAATCTATTTTTAAATCTATTTTCATTATTGACTTGATTCATTGCTCTGAGAAGAGCATATTGAGCCTCTTGAAATTTAATAGTATTCTCCTCAAGAGTTAAATTGTCATCATATAAAGCATACGAGTTATCAATATATATAGAGTTAGGATTTGCTATCTCTTCTAAATTAGAAGAGTTCTCAAATTGGTCTTGAAGAAGTTTAAGAGCATCCATTTTAACATCTGGACTTTCATTGAGAGAATTAATTACTCTTTGTACTTCTGTATTATATGAGTTTGTTTCTTCATAATTCTTAGACATCTCATTACCTTCATCCTCAAGAGATTTAAGTGTTTCTTCTTTTATAGCAATATCTTCTTCCTCATTAAGAGCCTGCCTAAACTCAGATAAATTAGTAGCTGAAAGTAACTTACTCTTTAGATTATCAGATTTTCTCTTAGATTTCTTCTTAGCAACCTCCTCAGTAGAGGATACTATGTCTTCTTGAAGTTTAGTAGGATTCTCAAGATACTCCTTTAGTTTAGTATTATAATTAGCAGTTGCATTTACTAACTTCACAATATCATCAATCTTTTCATTGAATACTTGTGCATCATCAGCAGCTACACCACTAAGAGGACTTTCTACTACTGACTTGATTCCTTCTACTAACTTAGGATCTTTTGATAAAAGATAAGTAAAGGTTTTATCATCAAGATTTCTTACAGTCTCAAGGATAGACATGTTCTTTCTTATCTGCCTTTCATTCTTATCAGCAGAATTATACAAATCAGTTAATCCTGCATGAGCTCTACCTTCCTCAGTCTTAACTGAATTATACATATTAGCAAGCTGAGACATACTTCCTAATATAGTACCTATAGTAGGTTTAATCTCACTTGAAAGTTGATTAGCCCTATCCTGCCAATTACCAATTTGAGCTTTTAGCCATGTTAATTCTTCAAGCTGTTCATCATTTAACTGTTGTCCTGTTCTTACATCAATATCATCTTTAATCTTAGTATAGTTTGTGATAGTATTAAGCATCTCATCTTTTGTTTGAGTCAGCTTATCTATCATTTCCTGCTTTCCTTCTGGAGTACTATACATGGGATTACCATTTCTGTCAATAAATGGACCAACTTTAACTTCTTTACCACTTTCATCAGTTATAGTGGAAGTAGTATTTTCAACTATAGATGCAAGGTTTTCATCAGAGGTATCATAGGCGGCATTAATTAGAGTAGTTAAATCCTCAAGTTTTCCCGCATTATCAAACATCGCAATATCAGAAACTAACTGAGCATATTCAGCATTTTTGAACTCAAACTCATTATTCTCTTCTACAGCCTGGTTCATATCAGTTTGATATTTATTATGTCTAATGAGCCCTTGGTAATAATTCTTGAATTCAGGAGACTGAACTCTATTGTTCATATAATTAACTATTTCAGTCTCTCTGTTTATCTTATCCATATACTCCCTAAATCTACCATGGATTCCTCCCTCAAGAGTAATAGGAGACTGTAATCTACCATCACTACTTCTCACTCCTCTGAATTTAGGAATGCCAAGAGCTCCAGTAAGAGTACCTATAAAAAATTCTTCCCAAGATGATCCATCATTCACTGTTTCATTAATTCCTTGAGCAGAGGATTTTATCCAACTTAATGTCTCTTGTTCAGCTTGCGGATCTATTTTAGCTTTATAGAAATTGTTTACATCATCTTCATAATAATTACCAGATATTCTACTTGCTGCTGCTTGTGAAATCTCTTCAAGACCTTCAGAGAGGGCTACCATAGTAGATTTAGCTACCCCTCTACCTATAGTTCTTTTAGTAGTATATTCTCCAGCTTCTCCAACTATGTTAGTTGCCTTTCTTGCTGTCTTAAATCCATTAGCATACATCTTACCGAACTGGATAATATTAGAAGCTGTAAGTATTGGTAGGTTCATCAATAGATCCATATTACCCATCTTCAATCTATCTTCAGTTAATCTACTGATAGACGATGAATGAGCCTCTTGTAGAGCTAGACTAAATTCTTTTATATTCCCAGTTAAAGTAATAGTACCATTTTCTCCTCTCACATAAGATTGACCTATAGCATCTAATCTACTAGTATAATCATCATCGATCTGTGCTTTCTGTAAATTAAACCAATCAGTTGAATTATTTAATGCTTCCATTATACTTTCATTAACAGCAGATGCTACAACTCCTACTCCAGATGTTACAAGCTTTGGAGCTTTTGAGCTCTTTGTTATAGTACCTATTATTTGAGGTAGCCTAGTTAATTTCAAGGTCTTAGAGATGAGACTACCTCCATAAAAAGCTCCTACTGCAAATCCTAGGTTTTTTATAAACTTGTCCCCTATAAAGTTGGCAGTAAATATATTATCATACCAAGGGCCTTCTTGCTCTTCTCTGGTGTAGTAATTGGGAAGGGCTTCTTCAGCCCACTCATTAACTGACTGTAATGCTTTATCAAAGGGATTATCCCATAGTCCTGACCATCTTCCTTCCTCTATAGCTGTTTCAGCACCAAACAATAATCCAAGAGTACCATTTAAGAATGTAGTACCTGCTAGAACTGCACCTTTAGCTAAACCATTTGATATTTGAGAATACCAGGGTTGTAACTCTCCCCTGGTATTTTCTAAATCTTGTAATTGAGTAAGAGAAGTTATACCTCTATCGAAATAAGAATCTCCTACTCCTACCTCTCCAACCTCTTGAATTATAGGTTCTGGAGATGCAGCCTTTCTCATTTTATATTCTGGTATACTCCTACTATATCCAAGTTCATCTAGATATCTATTTATCCCTTCAGTGGTATTTAAACCTTTTAATCCAGAAATTCCCCTTTTAGAAGGATCATTTATTCCATTTGCCATTATGATTAATTTTAATTTCTATAATAAGAAGCTGCTTCCTCTTCTTTTGCTGACATAGTATTTCCTTGTGTCTTTGCTATAGAATTAAAGTAACTATCTAAATCTTCCATTAATCTAGTAGATATAGCAGTAGCAGCTTCTACATCATTATTCTCCATACTCACATTAATTAAATCTATAAGGTATTGATATCTATTATAGATTCTCCCTCCAACATTTATAGATTCTCCAGCTATTACTTCTGGGTCAAGAAGGAATGATTTAGTCTTATATGTTTTACCATCTTGAATGCTTCCTCTAAGCACCACACCCAATGAAGGATCAAACTCAATCTGTGCATCTTTATTAATATAACCAATTACGTCTTCTAACTTAGAAGGTTTACTTTTTACTTTTCCATCCTCTATTTCAAATGCTCCAGTGTCATCATTTGCTCTTTGACTTCTGGATCTGATATTCTCTGCTAGTATTCTAGACCCTAAATCAAAGTTCGTGTTTGTAAGAGCATAGCCTGTACTTCTTATAGCACTCTTTCTTATTCTAGATTCTAATTCTTCTGCTGCTTTAATTAACCCTTCTGTAGAATTATTTCCGTTATCTCCTACACTAAAGTTAATGTTTATACCATATTTTTTACTTATATCGGAAAGTCTCTTCATATAAGATTGTGCTACAACATATACTGGAGCAATATTAATATCAGCACTACCTGGCTCTCCTCTACCTTTTACCCCAGGGTAATAGGTCTTTTGAACATCAAGAGCTTTTGATGGATTACTTGCTAACTCTCTTAGAAATTCAGCATCACTCTTCATTTGAGTAGTATTCCTTATTTGTTCATTAGTTCTAGTTATAGGTATGGCTCTCCATGGTACTCTAGGAACTGTTGCTGAAGAAGAGCTTCTAGCAGCTTGTCTAGCAGCTAGTCTTGCTCCATAATTCTCTATAGGTGTTACTCTTCCCTCTCCAATAGCATCCCATAATCCCATTCCTGCATACTGGTGAGCTCTATCTAATGTATCCATATCTCCCCAAGAAGGAATAGGAGAAGCATTTACAGCTGCATCCATTATAGCTCTTAATGCTTTATTACTTCTTTTGTCATTAGGATGTTCTATTGCATATAGAACATCATCAGAAGATACATTATATTTAGTCAGGAAGGTGTTAGTATAAGCATCGATAGGTTTACCTTTCTTATATTCTTTTAACTCCTTAGCTAAATTTCTGGCCATTTGAGAAGTTTGAGATGCTATAGTCTGTCCTGAATAAGCAGTGTAACTTAAGTTAGGATTTCTTACGTAATCATCTAGATTAGTAAAGGCTGCTTCTCTATCAAACATCAAAGTGTTATCCTTTAACTTAGCTTGTTTCTGAGCTTCTATATCTCTTACTTTAGCTGCATACCCTTGCTCGATAGGTACTATCTGCTGACTATATCTAGTTCTCATATTATTCAAACCTTGTCTGGAAGCAGGAGTAAGACCTGAAGTAGCTAGCTGGTCAGCCTGGTATTTTAAGTCATCTGCATAGGTCTTATACATATTGTATGTGTATGGAGAATCCTGTTCACTAGCTATATTTTCCCATACATTAGCCTTAGTAGACAATTCATTATACTGATCTTCTACAGCTTGGTGAGCAGCTTCAGCAAGCTGTATAGGTTGTATTAATTCAGCATAAGAAAAGGGTTTGAATTTACTACCGGTTATTACATATCTTGCCATATTACTTCTTCCTTTTAATAGTTAAATAACCACCTTTAGATCTGGTCTTATATCCTATATTTCCAGTTCTGCCAGTATATCCATATCTGAGTCCTGGATTACTATTTATTAAATTGAATATAGTCTCTTCTCTTCCAATATCCCCTAAAGAGTCCAGGAAGTTATTTAAGTTAGCAGATCTAGCAGCAGATACAGCAGAATCAATCTGATCTCTAAGTTGAGCTTGAGTAATAGCTGATTTAAGTCTTAGTTCATCATTCTGTTTATTTATTTGACCTGCTCTCAGACCCATTTCAGAATTAAGTTGGTTAGTTCCTCTATTAAAGGCTTCAACTCTTTCTCTTTGAGCTAAGTTATATTCCTCAGCTTGTCTAGCTAAATCACCTAGTCTCCCCTGTGTATTATAATCAGAGGCTACTATTCCTGCTATTTTAGTTGCTCTATTTCCACCAGATAATCCCTCTATTGCTCTTCTTGTAGCAGAAGCTTGAGAATTAAGTTTATTTATATAGAAATTTCTATCAAAAGGTCTATATGTAAGATAATTTCCTACAGGCTTATAACTCACAGTCTGTAGATTATCTATTACATCTTGAATTAAATCTACATTAGAATAGTCATATTTATTTGTTGAGCCAATAAGGTCTGTCAAAGCATTTATTCCAGCCCCTACAGCTGGAGCATATCTCATATATGGCAATACTCCTCCTCCAGCATATTTATTTGAAGTTCTCTTTTTCATCTTACTATTTCTTACCTCTTCCTGAGACATTGCTAATCTAGCCATATTAACATCTAGTCCAGCTTTGCTAATAGGGTCATTAGGTCTTTCTTCACTTTCCTTTTGAATAGATTTAGCTACGTCAGCAAAGGTTTTTCCTTTAAATTTATATCTTTTTTTGAGATTCTTAGGAGCTTCTATTCTATTACTAAATACATAGTCGTTAAATATTACTTCTCCTTCTTCAACTAGGTTAGGTATTCCCTGTTCATCTACACCCATCTGTACACCTTCTAATGGGTTCTCCTCATGAGTTCCACCATTACCTACAATGGTGACACCATTATCAAATACTCCTCCATGAGTGTTTATAGGACCTCCTTTAGCTCTTTTATTACCCTCTAGAATATCCCCCCAATCTAAGGTGTACCACTTTCCATTTTTATATGTTGGATAGTTTCCTCTAAGTGATTCCTCAAGAATCGTATCATTAAAGGTAGGATGTAATGCAGTCTTTAATATTTCTCCTGTAATTGGGTTTCTACTGCCAAGATGATAATAGCCATCTTCCTCTAATACAGGCTCTAATCCTCCCTCATATGCACCCCTAAGGTTATAAAATGCAGGGTCTGTATTTCTTAAGTTTGAAGGAAGAGCATTTTTCCATTCTTCAAAAGAAGGTTTAATACTATAAGGTGATTTGATGGCTTCTTTCCTTCTTCCCCAACCTTCAGCTTTACCTCTAACTATCTTCTCCATAGTTCTTGTATCTCCAGTAGCTAAAGCTTTCCCTAGCTTCTTTCTATCTTCTTTAGAATAAGGACCATAATGGTAAGAAGCTTGTGCAGTATATAGTCTAGGACTTTGACTTATAGTATCAGGCCTGTTTGTGTGTTTACTAGCCTCTTTCATCAAAGCTCTATCATAATCAGAAATAGCTTGATAAGCAGTTTCGTCTACCTCATCTAATGGTATAAGCTCTCCTCTAAGTAATCTTCCTCTATAGGGCTTACCATAATATCTAATATCCACTCCTGCTCCTAATGTGTTATCATCGTATAATTTAGCAGTATTATCTGTGAGAGATACATCATATCTTAGTGGATTTTCTAAATCATACAAGTAGGCTACAGACGTAGCTCTACCTAGAGGAGATACTTTATTGGGGCCTCCATCAGCATGTTTCCATTTAGCTGCATTTCTAGCAAAGTTAGCTTTCTTAACCATAGCTGGAGAGTAGTTTTCCTTATTTGCTAATACTTGAGAAGCAAAAGCCTGCACTGATTTACCATGTTTCTTCGCAGCAGCTGTGAAGGTTCCTCTCTTACTAGGTTTAATTCTTATAGATCCTCCTTTACTATATCTATTTCCAAAAGGAGACATAGGTGAGAATGATCTCATATTTATAGGACCCCCATAAGCTGAATAATTAGATAATATGCTCATATCATTGATTTCATCTATAGATCTAGCTGAGTTGACAAATGAACTCTGTACATGTCTATTTGCCGCATCTATTTTATCATTTAACTCTTTAACTTTTCTTCTAGCCTTAGCATTTCCAGTCAGCCAACCAGCTATAGAACTTCCAAGGCCTGCAACTCCTCCTACAATAGCTCCTATAGGGCCTCCAATAGAGGCTCCACCCATTGCTCCAGAACCTATCGAGGATAAAGTATTTAACCCTCTTTGAGCTACGTTTCCTCCTCTAATATCTGAGTAAGTCACATAATCTAATGGATTATAATTGCCCCACTCATCAAGTAGTGACTCATTAGAGTAGGCTCCTACCTTATAATTAGCAGCAGAATTTATTTGATCTTCCACATCAGGAGTATCACCTATTCTAGAATTCTGCAGAGATGTCCCAATTACTCCACTAATCCCCCCTGCAATAGACCCTATATTATTTAACCAATCATTAGAATTTAATATAGAAGGTGTTTCAGGTATATCTTCTAGTCTAAGATCTGCAAGATTAAAAGATGGAGTATTAAGCGAATAAGGTTTTTGCTTTATATATCCAGTTTGATATCTCTTATTCATACAATAATATTTTATTTGCAAATATAAATCAAACTTATATTTTATGCAAGATTTATACAAAAAAAGTAACAATGAATAAAACAATTCTTTACTCATTGTTACTTTGATTGTAACTAATATAGATACTTAACTATTAAATCATGGAGTATAGTTCTGTTAGTATTCTCTGTTGTTCTGGAGAGCTTAAGATATATCCAAGGATTCCTAATTCTATCTCTATGATTAAAACAATCTCTTGGAATATTAGCCCTCCATATCCTAAATCTTTCTTTCAAAGAAGAGGGGATTGATGATAGATTAGATAGTTTTGTTACTCCTTTCTGATATTCATTCCATACATTTAAGGTATCAAAAGTTGAGTTAATTAATTCCCCGGATTTCCATGAATCTGATCTAAATTCAATATTAGTAAATATTTTATCTAGAATAGGGTTCTCGTTTACTATCACTGTAATATAGAATGGTTGATATTTATCGAAGTACATGTTATAATCCCCCTCATTATGGAGCCATAATTTATAGTTAGATTCTTCAGAGGAAGGTCTTATAAAAAGACCTCTATCTCTTATATTAGAGAAAAACGGAGTATTTTCATAGCTATAAAAGGAAGAGAATTGACCTAGAGGTTCTGAGAATGCCAAACATTCCTCTTTAGAGATGAAAAATACATCTCCATTTACTTTGTCATAGTATGTTACAAAACCTTCAAAGTCTATTGGATTCCATATATTCACATCTGTGGATCTACTATTTATCCAGGAGTGGAAACCTAACTTATCAGATAAATTAGCTATTTCTCCACTAAATAAGAATATACCTTTTGATATATCATCTATAAAATAAATTCCATTAGGAGTTTCTCTTATGGACCATTTATTCGTACATCCTATTTTATCTGATAAATATCTCTTTCCATCTACTTTTCCTGAATTCGCTAACTCTATGGGAATACCATCTGTAGAGGATAATGGAGTCCTTGAATTATATAATATATTACTTATTCCTCTGTCTTGAAAAGCTATAAGCTCATTATTAAATCTTCTTAAGGCTCTTATTTTTCCTTTATCTCCATCCAAGTCTAGAACAGAAGCTAAAGTTATATTAGTCCAGGAATCAGTTAGTTCTCCATTAGTCTTAGTCTTTGTCCAAGTTATAGAATTGGGAAATTCTCTAACTTCAGTTGAAGAGTCAGTCATTCTATAGATAAAGTAATTGTTATCCTGAGAATATACTTTATTTATCTTATTGAAGTTGTCTATGTTAATATTGAGTAGATTTTTAGTACCCCTATTATCATCATACCTCCCATCTAAATTTATCCTAGTCTCACACATGAAAGATAAAACATCTACTACATTATTTTGGGATTCTGAATCAAATGGGTAAGTCTTTAAGCAGTCGTATCTTTGATAGTAGGTATCCCCCCAATTCCAATACACATAAAATCCTTCATTTTCAGATATGTTCTGTAGAGTTACATCTTCTCCAGCTATAAGCCATTCATTAGCTAACATAGCATTCTTAGTCATTCCTCCAAATAGAGTGGTTTCATCTATATTGTCTCTTATTATATCACATAGATACATAACTCCTCCTCCAGCGGATGTATTATAACCAGGACTGAAATAATCTCCTATATCATCTGGTATTTCTATACTTCTATAATTAAATATAGTATTTCCTGAACTTATATTTGTCCAGAAGGGAGGGCTAGACTGGGTTTCGCCATAAGGAAGATTTATAATGTCACCATTTTCAGATTTAATTTGTGGAAGTATCCATTGAGTATAATTCGTTTGACTATTGCTATCAGTATATATATCTCCCAAATTTATGACTAAGTGTTTGGGAGATTTATATTTCATGCTAACAGCACCAGTTAACCTAGTATCCATCACAGGAACACTGCCTCCAGAACCTGGATTAGTATATTCAGGTTTTCTTGCATGACCTCTATATATATCTCTTGGTATACCTCGATCACTAGATGATCCAGTTACAATTACCGGATAATTATAGTTTCCTGTTCCTCCCTTTACCGGAGATATTATAGAGTCTATATTACCATAATATGTTTTATCCCCCACATATATAGCAGATATCTCATTAGAATCCCATATAGACATATCAGGAAAATCTTTACTACTTCGTACTAGCACCGGAGTATCTAGATAATAAGTATTATAGGAGAATCTCAGCATCGCTTCAGTTTTGGATTTTAACTTAGCAGATCCTCCACTATTATCATTATTAAGAGATCCATTTCTATGCCATAAGTATGTAAGATATCCCCAGGAGTAATTTCCTTCCCTAGCTACTACCTTATTTCCTTTAACAGCATAATCCATCCACAAAACATCAGCTCCAATACTATACCATGCTTGTGCTATATCCAATTTAGAATCTAAAGAAATTTCCTGTCCTTCGATATGCCTTCCATATCCAGTTGAGCTTCCTCCAGTATATGTATAAGTTAAAGTGGGGGAAGAAGTGGACAAAGTTCTGGTAACATATTTTGAACTTATAGGAACAATCCCTACTACTCTTATCCTATAGTTATATAGATTATCCATTGTAAATTCGTCCCCCAATTCAATATCTGGAGAATGAAAAGTGAAAATTGAATGATCTACAAAGAACTCATCTCCGTAATTATTGACCCAATTAGAATGGTTAGAAGTTATAAATGGAGTAACAGAACTCAAACTATCGAGTCCTGCATTTTGTATTTCACACTCTCTATAGTTCACTGGAGGTAAATGCATACAGTGCCTAAACTCAGCCCTATAACCACGGCTGTTAAAATTGGCAGTACCCATATTACCCTGTTCTCCTATTCCAAATGGTCTAAATATCCAAGAGGACTGAGCATAAGGAGCATTATTGTATCTGTCAGAAACTCTAAATACAGTAGGGCACACTATTCCTTGAGCTATGATAGTTCTTTCTGAAAATTTGGGATAAACCACCAGAGGTCTAGCACTAATATATCCATGTTCCTTTAGATATTTAGTTAGGATGTTATGGTTATCAAATATACCGCAAAAGCATCCAACATTCTGTTTATCAGTACCACTTCCAGTACTTATTTCTCTTCCGCCAGTTGGTTTAATATTATTTACTATATCCGTTATAAATATAGGATTAGTCCAATTACCTACTTTATCTTGGAATTGTATTCCAAGTCTATAAGTTTCCCCATATTTAAATATTCTCTCTGTTGGATTAGGTAAGGTATTCCCATAACTATAAACTCCTTGCTGGAGTGGAAGCCTATCTAAAATTCTCTCTGTGCCAAATACTGTATTAGCCTTTGTATTATTTTCTACCCACAAGTGATCATCACTAACCTTAATGTCTCCAAGGAATAATGTACCGTCCTTATGTGATATAGTACCAAATACAGCCTCTACTCCTCCAACATATAAGAGCTTTGTAGGATCTTCAATATCTCCATAATTCCCAGAATCTGTATAAGTTAAACTACCACCAGTAGATGTTCCTATGCTTAAGTCTACAACTCTTTTAACTTCAGCAGTTGCATTAATAGAAGACCTAAATATACTGTAGATTCTCACATAGTCCCAAGATGTGTCAGGATTGTATATATTTATCCTAAAAGAATTATTAGATATCTCTTCTGGAGAACCTCCTTTACCTCCAGAAGAGGTAAAATACAGAGGAGATGTGTAAACTATATTGCTCTCTTGTAAATATTCACTAACATATGTTAGACAATACTGTATTACTCCACTAGAGAATTGTCCTCCCCCATCTATTGTATCTATAGTAACACTATCAGGAGGTATTACCTCTTTCACGAAATTAAAGGAGTTATCCTTCCATTCTGTTTCAGAGGCTATGTTTATAACCCTAGGTTGATTTATACCATCTACCCAATACACCTTTTTTGAATTTTCATTTTCATATAATGAGATAGCTTCTATAGGATACCTTGGGTTAAATTTTAAATTACCAGAGAATAAGATTTTTCCTCTTACATTTAATCCATCTAGCCATATCTTATATATTTTATCTTCAAAATCTTTGTGATCAATATCTTTAATATCCTTCTCAGAAACTGTCAAATCATTTATGATGCTAGATGAGGCGTCTATATCTTTTATCATCCGGATAATTATCTGCCCAGATGAGAATATTACTAATTCATCATTAAGAAGGGACTGTCCAATTGGAATACCTTTTATAGAATCCCCTATCCCATAAATATAATGGGATATATTCCCCTTCTCATTAGATATACTTAGCAGAGTATTATCATCCGTAGACATTATTCTAATATTCTTATTTTCATAAGAATATTGAGAGTTAAATGCAGAAACACTTAAATCTCTCTGCATCCCTCTAATTTTGAAAATAGATTGTCCCTGCTGCATATTAATATAGTTTTAATCTTTCCTTACTTCCATTGTTTTTAAAGCCAGTTCTATGCTCCCCATCCCTTATAATAAGAGTCCTCCAGGAGTTAAAGAAGGATTCAGCTTTATCAATAGATAATCTATTGAACTCAGATTCACAATCTCCTACAGCCCAAGCATACTCTTGTTGTACATTTTGCAGTACAGCTGGACTTATCTCCCCCAAATCAAATAGTACAGTAAACTGTTTTTTCTTAATATAGAGTTCAAGTGCTCTAGTAAAGCTACTATTATCTGGAATAAGAGGGTATCCATCTTCATCAGTAGCTATAGCTTCATAGGATATCTCTATATCTCCGTCTTCAATAGATGTATATATAATATTGCCCTGTATTTTATAGGTTAAATCGTTTACACCTCTTTTATAATCATGCTTACATTCACTCATATGGAATGAGTCTGTAGAATATCTGAAGGCTGCTCCTCCAACTTTCCTTATTTGAATAACTTGGTAATAGTCACAAGGAAGAATAGCCCTATATTCTTTCACCCTAATTATTTCTGTTTTTTCTTCAAATATACTAGGTGTTCCAACAATCCTCATGAAATCTACACAGTAGTCAACTGCTGTCTCTAATGTTATATCTTGCATAAGAGGATGTCTGAGTATTTTATCTAAAATTAATTTTATACTTGAATATTGTTCAGCCATATCTAAATAATTTATATCATAAAACTATCTACTATTCCCTCCTTTATATTTTGCTTTAGTTCTTTCTTTATATTTCTATTTAGATGAAAAGTATAGAAAGATTTATTAGTAAAATTAGCTACATTTCTATTATAGTAGATTTTAAATATTTCTTTTTCTTCCACTTTAATAAGTGTTTTATTCTTATAGGATTCCTCATCTTCATACCATAATTTAAGAGTTCTATCCCAGTCGATAGGGAGATTAGTCTTGATTTTATTTCCTTCTAAAGCAATATTGGCTTTATATTTTCTTATCTCTAATTTTCCCAATCTACATGGTAACGTAATATCATCACCTTTTGATAATAAATCAGCTAACAATTTATTTACTTTTCTAATAATAGAAAAATACTGAGATTCTGTAAGTATATATTTAGGTTCTTTTGGTTTAGTCTTCCTGTAAAATTTATATCCGTCATAAACTCCATATGAGTTTTTTATTTTATGATGTCTACTTCCTTTTACTTTATTAACTAGACCTCTAAACTCTTCATAGCTTATTACCTCTTCTGGATTAGCCATAGTATTATTCTAATTGTTTTTGAAAATTACTCTTTGTATTCCTAGCTATAAAAGAAGCCATATCAGATAAATCGTCCTTAGCATTGTTATCAGGATCAGCTGGTCTGTAAGAAGCTCCCAAGAGCTCTTTAACTGTCAGCTCTACAAGAGGGGAAATAAGGGAATCCTCTATAGGAAATTCTCTATCTAATATATCGCATGGGATTTTACCTTCTTCATCAGGGCACTGGAGGTCAGAGGCTCTGATGGAATTAAAGAATATCCCAGTAAGTCTTACATGCTCAAGGTATAGATGTTGCGGATTACAAGACTTAAAATATAAATAGTTGTCAGGACCGATGGAACAATAAATAATGTTCTTTAGAAATTTGTTATACCCTACATATCTCATCCTATCTCTACTAACATAAGCTATGTCACCTTGGTAATAATCAACTGGATAAACCTTAGGTGTCCCAATTTGCATAAGAAATGGTATCTTATCTTTGCTTCTAAGATAGATTCCTCCCTCACAAGGTTCACCGGATATAGCAGGAACCTGAATTAAATCTAAGCATATAGTCTGATAATTACTGGAAGGCATTCGTTTCTTAACACTTGAATATCTTTGCTTAAGTAGAAAGGCCCTATATTTATCAAGAAGAATCATAACATGGTCTTCAGTGAATGTAGAATCATCAGAATGTAGTTTAAGTTCATCCAAAACTAAATAAGTCAACTCTCTAAATGTACTCATATTTGTATATAATAAAAAATCCTTATTGCAAAGATAAGTAAAATTTATTCTTGCAACAAGGATATTATCATTTTTCTAGTATAAATATTATATTAATTATTATAGAAATGGATTATATTTTACAGTTTCTGTAACATTTCTTATAAACTCTGGATATGGTAATAAACAATTCGATCCAAATAAGCAGGTTAAAGCTTCTCCAATAGCTCTATAATCTTCTTCAGTTATAGTTTTATTATAGCCTATCTCTAACATTTCTGTAATAAATAGCACTGCTATTAACCTATTTACTTTTCCATAGGATATGTATCCAAGTTTTGTCAAAGCATTAAAATAAGAAATCAATGAGTTCGACAAGTATTTATTTACAGCATCCATTACCAAATAAATTTTTTAATTCTTTATTCCTAAAGAATTTGTTCCAAAATTGTATAGCTTGAAGATAATTTCCTGCTTTGATAGATAGTTCAAAAGCTTTAAATCTTAAGATATAATCTATAAACACTTTCGGAGGGCAACAGCATGATGTTCCAATAGTTTTTACAGACGGCATGAAACTTTGGTTTATTCTAAAAAAGTTACATACAGGACACATAATTATGTCATCTTTATCACTTCTGCAGTACACAAATAGTAAGTTATCAGATATATCCAAAGATTCTTTGGGAATCTCTAGTCTAAAAACTTTAGACTGATCAGAATTAATGCTTTGATATATAGGAGACGAACTAGGCATCCCTTCAGTATAAGTATCTTGATTATCTATCACCACTTGTTTAGGATAAATACCCTCAGTATCTGTGCATTGAACCTCTATTACCAATAATGTTCCTTCTGGATTAACATATAATTCATTAAATTTCATAGCACTCTATTATAAAGGTAATAAAAAAAAATAGGGAGACATTAGTCTCCCTTAATTATTTAATAGCCCTATTCAGAGACATCAAGTGCTGTAATCGTTAATCCAGTAGCAGTATTAATAGCTGTGATAATGTCATTAGTAAGTTTATTACTAGTCTGATTATTATCTCCAACCTTAGGAACTACGATTGTAATATCCTTCTCTGATTTCTGAACAGCCTCATTAGAACCAACATAGGCATAGTGAATGTCGATAGTATTATATTTCAAATCGGGGTTCACCAAGTACTTGGTTCTGATAACGTTAGGGAATCCCACCATTCTATAAACATCTCCTCTCTCACCCATACAGAAGTATTCAAGATCTGCAATTTTATGTCCATCGGGAATACTATTAGTTGAAGCTTGTTTCTCTACCAAACCCCAAATTCTATCATCACTATTAACTACAATAGTATCTGGCATAAGAGTGAAATTTACAGGGACTTGAGGGAATGTACCAAGTATCCATTCTTGAGGAACCTCTTCTACTATCAAGCCACTTGCATCTCCACCAGTAAGAGCTACAGGAGTAGCCTCTAATTGTACTGCTGTTCCATCTGTACCAGCTATAGAAATCATAGCTGCTATACCTGGATTAGCAGCAACCAAATCCTTCAAATCTTTGATAGTTTTCTTAGCAGCTGTCAAGGAAGCCCTGATAACGGTAAATCCATCTTCTTGTGTTACTCTGAAACCTGCATTTGTAGCAGTAATAGATTCTACAGCAAATTTAATAGAGTTCCCTATTACCCCATTTTCTACTGCAGTTACTGTAATACCAGTATTAGTAGTCATAGTAACTTTAGCTGCAGTTCCTTCCAAGCTAAAGTCCAACAACTGTTCTGTTTCTCTTGAGAAGTTCTTTTTCAGTGACTTGTAAAGCTCTTGATAAAAACTGCCTGCTGTCATTCCTGACACTGCATGGACTATGCCATATTTAAAGTATTGATCTTCCTCAGACATACCAATATAGTTTCTAAAGGCAATTCTAAGGATATAATCCTGACCAGCCACCGGAGATCCGCCATTCACAGTAGGATCTAAAGTTACCTTGTATTTAGCTAATTCATGAGCCAGATCATCAGCATCTGTTGCTTTAGCATACATGATATTTTTAATATCTATTAGGTCACTTCTTAGCATACCTCCAGCTCCCATGTATTCAAAATACAGGTGATTTTTTGCTGTGTCAGATTTTACTGCAATAGAGCCGACTGCGTCAGTTGAAATAACATTAGAGGGTTTTAATGCTTCTGCTACATAAAGTTGTCTTGCTTGATTTGTACTAAATGTCGCCATTTTAATATATATATTAAATTATACAATAGATTATTTATGCACCTGATGACCATATAGCCTTAGCAAGAGAAACTGCTCTATTAAGTATAGCCCTATGGATTACAGGATTTAGTTTACACTCTGTTACTTTTGTTTCATTATTTATACTTACCCCATAGCCTGTCAGATCCTCTAAGATGATAGGATCTGGTCTAGAAAGATACCTGACAGTGTAGGATTTTATATTGTATTTACTAACTAATTCTGCTTTAGTTCCAATAGTTAATCTCAAAACCCTTCTATCATTGGGACCCCTAAATGGGTTCCTCGATACATTATAAAAGTTGTCTTGAGATACTGGAACTACGATTACATCTTTATTGTTTGCACATCCTAGAGATTCATCACTTAAGTTAACAGATTCATAAGTTATAAACCATAGATCTTCCGGTAGTTGAAAGAATATAGAATTCTTATGAGCCTCATTCTCTATCTTATCACTTAAAGTAACTTCTTTAACTAAGTTACTTATATATTCTGTAACTTCTTCAGTATTTTCAAAGGATTCCCCATTGAATCTCCCATTATATATATCTATCACTATAGATTCTTGGGATTGAGTAAGTAAGACACTCTTCTCATACTCATTCAATGGAGCTGCATTATTACTCATTAGATTATTATAAAGTATGTCAAACTCATTAGAGAATTCTTTATTATTCATACTATTTTAACTTTGCTTCTAAAGAAAATTTCAATTCCTGATGCTTAGGAGAATTAAGGAATCTAGCAGCTATATTCAGAGTAGGTTCCTCATTAATCTCACATAGGGGAGTATTATCACTCTTCAAGTATAAATAGTTTCCTCTACTTGAAATGAGGCCTGCTTCAATACTTTTCTTTATAAGAACCTTAGTACTAAGCAGGGGATCAGTAATCACTCTTAAAAAGAGTTTGCTGTCTGCTTGAATAAGACTATTAATTTTCGTTTGCAAAAATTCCAGTTTAGCAGTGGGAGATGTAGGTCTTCCGTCTATAGATTCTATTATTACTCTTAATGTATCTATATCATTTTCTACCTTACCGAATTCCTTATAGCATCTCATAGTATTACTCATATTTCCTCTAGCAGATTTAATCTCATCACCTTCTGTTACAATAACAAACTGATAGGTAGCTTTTGGATGGTCCTGTAATTCCTGTAATGAAGAAGCGATAAAATCTTTATTGGCTAGTAGTATCTTATATCTTATATAATCCTCCGGGTTAGATAAATCAAAATAATTATCTTGCTTCTTCAATGTTACCTTTGAAATTCCATTTTCGTTAGAGTCATCCCAGAAATTATCGACTTTCTTGTAGATACTTAATGAGTTATATTCAAGCCCCATAATTTCCTCTAGAAAAGCTTTCTCAGCATCTGTAAGAACATTTACAAACATACCAGAAGATAATCTAGGAACTACGAATGTTCTGCTAGCACTTTCAGCCATTCCTCCATATAACACATGTTTGGGGTTTGTGATCATTCCTCCTTCTTTTGGTATATGTCTTACTATAACTCTCTCTTTTCTCAAACAATTAATTAGAGCATTATTCTTTACAGTGTTAGATTTCTCCAACACTTCAGAAGCATTGCTCTCTCCTTCAAGATTGTGATGCAACTTTGAAACCTCTCTCATAGAGACTTCTCTGATAGAATCTTCATCTATTTCAAATTCAGGTGTCTCGTAATTTATATTTTCTTCTACTTTATTTTTTGCCATATCTTCTCCTTTCTAAAAAAAATAGGGAGTAGGAGTACCTACTCCCATTATATTAACCCTGCAGTATAGCAGGAATAATTGACATAGTTCTCGTAGGATCAAGAACACAGATACCTAAAGTGGCCATTCTATGAATAACTGCCGAGTCCTCATCAAAAGACATATAGGGATTACCCTTCTGTCCTGTAAAAGGATTTCTCACATTTTTTTTTATGTTGCTAATACATCGTTTCCATGTATTATCTCTAACTTTCATTAGAGTTCGGACTATATCTTCATCACTTAATATTAAGTGAGCAAGGCGTTTCAGTAGTACTTACTACTTACTCCCATCTGGGATAGTCTCTGAACCTTCATATACACTAGTATATATGCTTGGCTGCTGATCATCCAATCTTTCACATTGTTTCTTTTTATGAATTATATTTTTGAGAGACTGATATTCTATATTAAAAAGTTTAGCTATTTGATTGACTGTATATAATTCTCTTAATTTCCCTATCTGATTAACTTGGAAATCTGTTAGAATAGTCTTCTTGGGAACTTGTTTACAAATTTTTCTTGAACCAAATTTAAATGAATGAATGACATTTTCTTTTGGAGTTACCCATTCAAGATTTTCTATTCTGTTATTAGTTCTATTCCCATCTATATGATTAACTATATCTCTATTCTTAGTTCTAGGGATAAATGCTTTGGCAACTAATCTATGGACTGGTTGAGAAGTCCATGTTCCATCAAGTCTTTGCACAGAGCATCTGTAGTAACCATCTCTATCTTTAGGAAATTCAGTCAAGATTCTCTCTTTTCTACTCTTATTAGCAGCTTTTCTTATTCTACCAATTGAGCTTACCTCTATGCCTTTATATTCTAGCAGAGGCTTCCATAATTCTTTAACTTCCATATTTAAATGTTTGAAGTTTAAAAAGCAGTGAAAGCTCTAAGGAACTTCCAGCAATTAACCTTGTTTTTCTTTACTAGCTCTACTTCTGTTTCTAGGGGAGAACTTTGGGAGCTGAGAAATGTGTAAAGGCTTACGCCGTTAACCCCCATTGATACCCTCTATATTCTGTATCACCTTTAATCTTACACTTAAAGATATTCGGCTGATCCATTGTTCCGATATACATAATATCATATCTGTAGGAATAAGCCACTCCTCCAAGAGGATGAAGTATCTTATTTCTAACTGGATCATCATACATAGGATCTACATCAATTTTAACTCTGACTCCATTGGGAGCTTTGTACTCGACAAATTGGAATCCTGCAGACAATGCATTTGTATGTAATCTAGACTGGGTTTTCTCTACTACTCTAGTAGAACTGTTATCCAATACAAATTGGGTCCAACCTGAAACTACATTCAATACAGCTTTATGGAATTGGATAGCTCCTCTTTCACCTGTTTTGATTAAGAAATATCTATCACCAAAATCCAACTTGGATGCAGATAATTCATACAAGGCATCTTCAAGAAGTTTCAAGCTGAAAGTATTATAATACATAGTATTAGCTACTTCCATTTGCTCAAATACATTATGTTATCATAGTGGCTCTTTATCCACTATTTCTTCATATTACTATGAAGTTCGGACTATATATTCATTTAGATTACCACATCTAAATGCAAAACTCTCGTGGAGCATTACTATTGTAATGTTGGGAGATCTCTTCCCAAGTTTTTAGTCTCTTTAAAGGCTCTAAGTTTAATATCATTCCTCAAGAGTATTCTTCTTATCGTACTCTTATTTTTACCAAACTTTTTTCCTATGTCTACTGTACTATAACCATCTAAATATAAATCTATTATCATAGACTCCTCAAGTTTATTAGTCTTTTGCAAACCTAAGCCATAAATTATATTAGATCTCTTTAATAGACTAGTAATATTAGGTACTCCAGTATGCAAAATTTTAGCTATTTTATATGCTGGAATCCCAGAATTAAACATGTTTATTATTAAGTCCTTGTCTAATTCTTTAGTGGTTCTAATAACATTACCCCCAATAGACATATTATAACCAAATTTATTATCAGTAGAATTAAAATAAGAAATCCAATACTTTTCTCTATCATTAAGTTCTTCTATAGTACACTCTTCAAGTAATTCTATATAAAAGTTTTCTTCACCATATTTTCTTATCGCTTTACCTATAACATAATCTTTGTTATTTCTTGCAGCAGATAAATGATTTTGAAATCTCAATTTTAAGCTTACTTTAGTCTGTCCTATATAAACCTTATTATTTATAGTATTTCTTATTATATAGATTCTACCATATTTAGTCATAATATAAAGAGTTTCAACCTCTAGTCTCTACACTACTATAAGCTTTTTAGTTCCTATAGTTAGCTCGGTATTATCCATCTCAGGACTTCCACCGACTTAGTTTTGTTAATTTTAATTTCTTGACTGCTTATGCAGCTAGCTGGCCTATTTGAGCCTTTAAACCAGCACCTGTCTTAATCGCATTGCCTGATTTACCGATATTCATATACTCCCCATTGGAATTTCTGTTAGAAGTACCAAACGCAAGAGCATTGTTTTTGTATTCAGAGAATTGTTGTTCAACTTCCCAATCTACATTATGCATCCACATTGTAGCTATAGACTTGGTAAGTCCTCCGTTCTCAGTTGCTTTAGTCATAGGTATGCCCACAGCAAGTTTCTTTGTAAGAGCAGAACCTGGAACCTTATGTTGAATTCTTATTGTAGACCACTCATTTCTCATGGAAACAGGACTAGTGAATCTAACATCACCTACTTTCCTTGATAATTCCTTCTCTACTGGAGCGAAATCTACAGAGAATCTTTCCCCTGCAAGGAGTCTCTCTGCAGGGCATCCTGCAGTATTACCTCCCATCAGCTCAACTTTGTACACCGCATTAGTTCCCTCCATTCTGGGGTCACCTAGTATTCTGAATGGATATACTTGGTTCAAATGACCAACAATTACTTCTCCATCAGCAAACCAGTCTTCAGGGAAGACTAAATAAAAAGGAGTAGTACCAACACCAACATTAGGGCTTCCTGCAGTAACAGGAGTGCCATTCTCATCTCTTGCCTCTACAAGAGGAATATTTCTCCTTGAAGAACCTATTACATCCCAGTAATACTCAGTATCATCTTCAAATTCTCTAACTGGGAACTGATTTAGGAATGTGTCAAGGGTTTTACCTCTGTAATAGGCAAGCAATTGAACCATAAGGTTGGTAGCTTTTTGTGGAGCTAATTGGAAGATAGAACCCAAGTGGTTCTCTTTTGTTAACAATCTGTTATCCTGAGAGCTTTTTATCTCTTAGTTCTTACACTTTACCATTGTGTAAGTTCAGCATACATTTTCATACTATTCAGTATGTTGGATACTCGTGGAAGAATTATATTCTATGTGATTATAAATACATGCTTTTCTAATCATAGTTTCATCTTCTATGCGTTACACTACCTTTATATATTATTATAAAGGTTAGCTCGGTATTACCCTTTAATTTTATTTGGAGGGCTTCACCGATTTTACCCAATTTTACAAGGGCTTAACTTGTGAGTCAACCCTTCCAATGTTGGAAACCTACCATCTGGAATTTTCCTAATTTTCCTGCCATTTCTGTTGTTTTTTAATAGTTAGATATGTTTCATAAAATTATGAAAGACTTAGACTACACATCTATTTCCCATCCTTTTCCAATAAAGGACTCTGGATCATCTTCAACCCCACTTACAAATTTTAAATTTCCGTCTGATGTTCTTGATGTGTTGTTGAGAGTGTGTTCTAGCTCTCTAAGACCTTTCTTTACTTCTTTTCTCACTTTATTCTTTACTAAATTATCCAAATTTTTAAAGCCATCAGTTAGTGTAAAAAGCAACCCAATATTCTTAAGAAATTCAGTTCTATTCTCCATTTCATATCTCTGAATAGCTGTGAATAATTCTCCAGTCTCCGGGTCTTTATAAACAGGCTTACTTATATTATCATAAATCTTTCTTCTAGTTACCTTGTCTACTTGTAAGTCTCCAAATATTTTAGTATCTTCAAGAATTGATCTTTTTAAATCTTCTGCCTGTTTTTTTCTCTTTTCCACTTCCTTTTGTTCTTCTTCCTTTGCTTCCTTTATAATATTATCATATTCTGTTTGGAAGAATTCTTTATTACTTGTCAGAGCCTCTTTAGCATCCTCTATATCAGTGCCAGAGCTAAATGATTTTTGCACTTCTCTTTGAGCTCTTTCAGCACTATACCCTCTATTTATAAAATCAGTATAAATAAGCCGTTTTCTTAATCTTTCCCCTTTATCACTCTCATCAGTAATTTCACTCTCTTGAAGAGAGTTAAAGAACTCTAGAGCTTTCTCATATTTCTGAATTTCTGAAATATCCACTCCAGCATTTAGAGCCTCATCTATTCTCTTCTGTCTGTCATCTAACATAGAGTGAATTTGCTTATCTATAATCTCAGCAAAGTCTTCAGCTGAAGATATTCCTTCAACTTCATTATCTTCAAGGGTTTGGAAGATACCTTCTTCTTTCAAGGCTTTGGCAACGGAAGAGTAGAAGTGTTTATTGGGAGAAGCATCCTTATCCTCTTTAGGAGAAGTATCTTCCCTATCCCCTGTGTTATCCTCTTTTCCACTACCTACGCTCTCTGGTGAATCAGTAAATAAATTATCTACATCAATAACCTCAGTAGTTTCATTATCTTTATCATTTTTATTTTCTTCAGGATTGTCCCCATCGTTATCTTGGGGAACCTCCTGTGTTTCTTCTTCCTCTGAGAATAGATTTTCTATTTCATCTGATCCCAGAATATTGTCTAAACTAAGCTCTTCAGTCATATTTGTTTCTCCTATTTATTAATAAACAATGCAAAGATATATATAAACCAAATTCGCAACAAGTATTAAAGAGGAGTTATATTAATAATATAAGTAAATTATTTACACTTAGGATAAGTAAAAAAAAATAAAGGGCAAGATAACCTGCCCTTTATAATTAGTTTTCCTTGAAATGATTCCACAATTTTGAATTACTCTTACAATCATCATCTTTGAACCAGTATAATATAGCTGCTTCAATGACTTTCTGGTCTATATCTTCTCCAAACCATGACTTGAATAATTCACTACAGTTATGATAATGCTCATTAATAGCTACATACGTATCTGCATGAGTAAAAGATTGTGGGATAACTCCTCTATATCTTTCACACACTTCTTCAGCCTTAGCCATACTGAATTTTTCACCAACATATTTTCTACCACCTTCATAATGGTACATGTTAGATACCAGATATTTTGCATATGATTCATTAAAATGTTCATTTCCAGAGTTTTTCTTCTCCCTAGCCATTTTCATTATTTCATACATATCTTCTTCAGTCAAGCTATCGGACATTCTGTTAAATCTTTCAAAGAGACCTCCTCTACTTCTCTCTGGGTTAAATGAACTTGATATATCATGATGTCTGTTGGAGTCATAAGCACTTCCATACATCAAATGATAGTCATCGTTACTAGAATGATTATTTCTAGTATGTCCAGACATAAATTCCTTGAATTTATGCATGAATTCTTGTTCACTTATACCTTTACTTCTGAGATATTCCATCAACATAAGTTCATCCATAATATTATTCTTTAGTAATTAACATCTCTTTGAAACTCTCTAAATCTGTTGTATCAAATACTAACTTCTTATCGGTAAGAGGAATACTGAATCCTATAAACTAAGAAGAGCTACAATTATTGGAATATACTTTATACAGATTAATTCCAATTTATAGATAACTATTCTTCTCATGGCAAATCTTATTTCTTCTTTTTTCTCTTCAACTCTCTTCTTCTTCTAAGAGAAGAAGCTCCAGTTGTGCCATTTAGTGCTCTAGGTCTTCCCATAATTATTTACCTTTACCTTTTTTACCTTTACCTTTTCCTTTACATCCACTTCTTTTCATATTGATCACTCTATTTTAATAGTTAACTTATCTCCTTTTTCCTTAGCTACTAGAAGATATGAATAAAGCTTCTTAAATGTAATAGTACTATTAGTAATAACTCCCTTACTAGTATTCTCTCCAACCAGAATACATCCAAGAGTATCACTACTATTGTTTCCTACATGAATAAGAACTCCTTCATAACCTTTTACATTAAGCAATCTAGGTAGTTTTCCATTACAGAATTTAGCCCATGATCTATTCTTAAATTTAGAACTTATTATATCTAAAGTAATCTCATAAACTCCTTTAGGAATAGCCGTATTTCCATATATCTTCTTACCCTTAATTTCCTCTATGGTCATTGAGCTATCTAAGCCTCTATCTACATCTTCAAGAGTATTAGAAAAGAACTTTCCATCTATGTATAAGTCTCCTATTGTATAAGTATCTCCAAGATATTTTCTTCTAAGACTCAGTTCCATCTTTAATATTCTTTTCCTCTAAGTCAGGAGCTATCTCCCCTAATATATCCCTAATTTGATCCTCAGTATAGAATTGTCTTTTAGTACAAATATTATCCAAGCAGGAATTGTTTAATAATCTATGAATAATACCCTTCAATCTATATACTCCTACTCTATTATCTTCAGCAAGTTTAATATAGAATTGAAGCTTTCTATTATTATCTCTTACTATATCCTCATAAAACTCTAGAGATTTCTTTAAGTTTTCTATCTCATTAGAGTCTACTTCCGTATTATATTTTCTTCTGGCTAGTAACCAGGTTACTATACCTGTAGCTAGGTTAGTACACAAAGTTACAATTCCTGTAATTAAACTTGGATCCATATATTAAAAATTATTTTTTACTTTCAATTTCTTTAATTGTATTTTTAAAAGATCTACATGCATAGAATAAGGATACAGAAGAAGTTTGTGAAAAAAAAACATATCTCCAGCGGTTTGACCATCTACTTTTCCTCCTATACATAGCCTACTTCCTCCTGTAAAGGTACTAGCTTGAATATTTAACACATAATTACTATTATGATAGTTGAATTTAGTTAGATAGGTTACAGCTCTATTAGTATTGATAGGTACAAGATTATTCCTACCTAGTATTTAATATCCATATTGCAAGGTATTTGCTAATACTCCTTTAATCTCAGAATAAATCTCTGGATTCCAGCCAGGATATAAGACAGTAGTTATAAACTCTGATTGACCAGCAGGTCTCACTTGAAGTTGTATATTCCCCTCAGTAATATTTTTCACTAAAAATCCAATCCCAGGGTTAAAATCACCTGCTGGTATATTTCTTAGTACACTCACTTGCAGAGAATTAATAACCTCTGCTCTATTTATAATTCTATTATCCATTTTATATGCCTATTAAAGATAAACAAAGATATACAAATAGTTTGATATAATCAATTATATAAATAAAATATTTACTATTACTTTATCACCTCTATAAATCTACTTTTTCTAACTGTAGAATAAGGATTATTTTCTATAATATCAACTTTCAATACATTATGTTTTTTCTGAAATAATCTAACAAGCCAGCATTTGTGGGGAGGCTTTATAGTTTCCTTATCTACACTCCAAACTATATTAGTTTCAGTAGTAAATTCTGGATTAACTATTATGGTGTTAGGATATCTCAAGCCTAATTGTAACTTATACCATTTATCCCCTAGCACAGTATCCATATTAATAGTTGCATCCTTAAATATAGTGTCTCTATAGAATATAGTATCTTTCTTAGAAGATTGAGCTAATAGGTATTGCATTTGCTTTAACTTACTATCTTTTATCTTAAGTTCTTTCCTGACCTTATTCATTTGCTCCAGAAGAGAATCATTGTAGTAGTCTAATTGTTCTATTCTAAATTGAAACACTCTACTCTCATCTTTTAAGATAGAATTTTCTGCAGAAAAGGCTTTTTCATTAGCTAATGAAATGGAAAGTTCATTAGCTAAATTTCTGGACCTATTGTATAGTACACAAGTACTAACCATAAGCAGACCTAATACTATTACTAGTATAATCCATAAATATTTCTTGATAGTACTGATCATACATACTAACATTTATTATCTTATTAGTTGCATTTTAAGCATTATTTCCCTGTTCTGTTTCCTCCTGCAAAGCCTGTTCTTTGGCTTTTTGATAGCTTAGATGTTGCTCCGGTGTAATCTCCCGCACGGTTGAAGCGTCGAAGTCCGCCGGCGTGTACATCGCTTTTACTCCCTCGTAAGTCTTTATATCATCGCCTTCTTGGTAGGTAGTCAGGTAATTACCTTCCGTTGCGGGAGTAATCTTTTGATAAGTTTTTTCTTCTATATTCATGGGTATTTGTTTTTTATGTGGTTTTGTTTGATTGAGTTCTTTTCTCCCTTACATTGAATCGGCGAAATTAACCGTCCAATTCTCCTCCATCAGTTTCGCTATGATACCTTCCGATTCTAAGAAGGTTTGCGCAGCCGTGTTGAATGTCAACGCAGCAGCCGGTAGTCCCAAAGTTTTTAAAGGAGCTACACCGCTTTCTCCGGCAGCATAGGCAAATCCTCCAAATCGATTTAACGTATCTTCATTGATATTCGGGGAATCTGCCAGCGATAGAGCAGTATGTAAGAAGATCACATCGCCGATCGACGACAAAGCCGAGCACCCCTTGAACATGTTTGTTGCTTCTCTTACATTCGAAAAATCCCAGTATTCAAGAGATTGCATGGATTGGTTATTATAGAATATAAAGCTACAATCAGCAATTTTCGGAATATTTATCTTCGGGAAATGAACGATAGGAATGTTTGAAAAAGCGTATGCCGCGGCGGTGATATCCGGTAAATCGATATTGCCTATTTCCGTTAGTTTTGAGCTCTCAAAGGCGTTAAATGCGGTATATGCACTTTGAACGGATAAATTTAAGATCTTATTTATATTACTCCTTTGAAAAATTCCTTCTAATGACTGCACTTCTAACGGCTCTATATTTACTTCATAATTTAGACTTGTTGTGCCACGAAAAGCCGCCACAACATTAGTCATTTTCCCCCAATTTAAGTTTGAAGGTAAAGAAATTAGAGATTTGCAGGTGTCAAAAATGTATGACAAATCCGTCGCATTCGAAAAGTCGAATATCTCCGGTACTTCCTCGAACGTAGAATATGAGAATTTAATCCCCTCCGCCGCTACGTCGATTTTTTGTTGAGGTGTGAGTCCTCCCCCATTTCCTTTATTACCTGTTATTATAATAGTTCCCATTTTCTATATTGTTAGTTTGCTTTTATGTTACTTTTACATTCTTCAACATATTGGTAATATGCTTGAAACTCTGCTGTCTTTGTATCCTTTTGACGAAGTAGAGCTAATTCGTCATTAATACTATATCTTTCTCGAATCTTTGCCACTACTTGCTCTTCATATGTCATCTCGGGAATGAGATGTTCCTCTTCTATTGGTATCTCCGGGATAGGTTCGTACTCATAGACTATCGCCCCGTTCCGGTAATACATCACGGGTATTTTTCCGGGTATCTCTTCGGGAGATGGGATAATGCCGACATCTATCAACTCTTTTCTCTCATTGTCGGCGTATATCCCTATAATCTTCTCGTTTTTAATATCTATATACATAATTATTCAATTAAATAGGATTGATTATTTCAATCTGACGCCTTACGACGGTTCTTGAAGTAGAAAGGTTGGTGGCAAGTAACATATCTGGATCGTTCGACATGAAAATATAGGCATTGTTGGTAATAGGTCTATAAAACCATTCGTTTGTCGCACTCAAAATATTCGTACTTACAATGGTATCTGGTGTTGTCATACTATTTCCGTAAAATTCGGTGGTGTATGGGAAATTTTGATACGAGTTCCTTACACCGATATTTTCGGCAGAGTAGGAGTTATCTCCTCCGTCCGTCAAATGAACTGAATGTCTATACGGATTTTTAATAAAGTTAATATATGGTGTTTTGAAATTTATGTTATGAATATATGTATTCTGAGATGTTGTAATTTGTGTGTTATTTGAGAAGGCCAGCTCTATCGAGTACAGATTATTATCTTCATCTACAATCTTGATATGGTTTTTGGCAGAAATCCAAACAAGTACATACTTCACACTTCCATCTGGCAGGGTTATCCATCTGTCCCCCAATACGGGAAAGGATACGGCAGAGTCTATGGAATCGATAATTTCTACCGACTTGTCCTCCATCGAACATCGGAGTATCTGTTTATTGTAACTATCAACCCCGTATATATAGTCCTTTGTAATTAAAACCTCTTTGTTTTTAAATGTTCCGTATGCATATTTAACTGGAATAGGAATAAACTCCTCGGAGATAAAAGCTCCATCTTCCTCATTCAGTTTGATAAGCCAAATACCAGTATTGAGGTCACCCCATTTCGTACATGTAATATAAATTTTATCCTCGATTACCCTCAACTGCTCAGCAGCATTATGCCAAGCATCTCCATATCCTTGAAGTTTAACGTCCCAAAACACCTCGTAAGTGTCCAAAGAAAACTTCAAGCACCTGCCCATCGTAAGCAGGTAACAAGTCTTGTCGTTTTTTATCTCTTTGAATCCTATATACCTTAAATCTGTGGCTTCAAGAAAAGCATGGGAAATATAAAAACCATTCTCTTTGTATGCGATACTCTCCGCCGCTTGGTTTGCATTATCTATAGCTTCATTAGCTAATAAAGCAGCAGTAGTTGCTTTAGAAGCTGCATTATTTGCATTAGTAGTAGCTGTTGTAGCAGATTGTGCTGCTATATTAGCTTTTTCAGTTGCTGTATCAGCCTTTTTAGCAGCTTCATTGGCTGCTTCAGCAGCCTCTATTGCTGGTCTTTGTAACTCCTCAATTTGTTCTGGAGTAAGGTCATCATAAGTAAGTGGGTCTCCTTTACCCCCTTTATCTCCTTTTATACATGGTATAGTAACAGTTTGTTCACATAGAGGAGTTTCAGGTAATATAACTTTTTCTTCTATTACTATTATATTTTCCATATTAAATTATTATTATATTTAATAACTCTCTAGGAGAACTAAAGTTCCAAATACCATCCTGAAAATCTTCGTCAGGCATTTGATAGTTTCTTACAACACTTAGTTGCCCTCTTACAAAAATTCCAGAGTTAAATATAGCATATAATACTCCACCTTTAAGTATATTATTTACTCTATTTACTCCATTGTAAGATACTTCATAGGTATTACATTCACAATCTTGATAAATAAATTTAAATTTTATTTGAGAGGGATTTAATGGTTCCCCTCTCAAATCTACAAAATTTAATCTTATTTTGAAATCATCATTATGACTTATCTTCATAATACTAATCAATTGAAGGATTTTCTAATACATGAACTTCTCTAACCACTTTTGAGATATCTAGATCTTCCTTCTCTGGAGTGGGGTTATAGAAGAAAGTAGTTTGCATAAAATTCGGACCCATATAGGTCATAGCTACACCTGCATATGAAGTAGAATTTATACCCTTTCTAGATTTATATAAATTTACATAAGTTCTATTCTCAAAATTGTCACTTGCATCATCATCCGTTAATATTACTATAGATTTAGACAAATTCTCTAATCTGGCTGTAATAGACATAGAGCTATCACTAATCTTTAAAGCATTCTTTATAGCTCTAACATTAGAAGCTCCGTTTAGAGCTTGAATATTAACAAACGACAGTGTCTCTACATTTAACCCACCTACTGTAACTCTAACAGTGTATTCATTATTATCTTTTACATAGAAGTCATAATCATATGATTTATTCATATAAGTAAAGGATATTCTATGCAAGGTTTTAGCTGAAGTACCTATGGTCTCAGTAAGTTCACTTATATTGCACTTTATTCTATTCTCACTAGTATCAGTATTACTAGATACTAGATCAATTATAGGAATGGCACTTAATCTGATTAATGAAGTAGATATCATACCACTAGTAGAGCTAGCACTCATATTTAGTGCTTTAGCAACATCTACTTGTGAGGCTCCAGTTTCTAGTAATAAAAATTTAGATAAAGGTAATGTAGCAGTCATAGCTTCT